GGCTCCGGCTCCGGCTCCGGCTCCGGCTCCGGCTACGGCGACGGCTCCGGCTACGGCAAAGAATGATAGGAGATACTATGAGTGTGACATCGGCACTAAAAACAAATCCACAAATCGAGATCCATTCCTATCAAATCCAGATCATCCATACGGATTGCTCGGTCCTGACTCATTGCGTGGTGAACGATATAACGATGGTCCGCGCGTTACGCCATGCGGCTCCGTGGATTGTGGACCAATTGGCTACCTATCCTAATGGGCGCATCACCATTGACCGGATTGACTGATTGTTGAGCGGATATCCGTTTAAACAAGAGCGGATATCCCCCCAGTAATCATCCCGATTTACTGGATTCTCTGGAGGCCACCATGGCCCGTTATACTAACCTCAACCGTCCAACCTCCCTGGCCCTGGGCGATACCGTTGAATTCACGATTGGCGACGAAGTTTTCAGCCATACCGTGGCCCAGCTTCGCCGCTCCAACCGGCTGTATCTCAACTACGATAACGGGGGGAACCGTGCGGTTTTCGACGCGCTGGACATCACCGATGACGATGTCACCAGCTTTGCCCGTGCCGCGTACGGATATGCTCCTACCGGCAACAAATTCCCCCGCGCAAACGCCGGAGATTTCGCCGCCCTTACCCGGCTGGTGAACGCGATCTATGACCGGATCCTCGTGGAAGGGGCAGACCCCGCCCCGGCCCCTGCCCCGGTCAAGGCTCCCGCTCCCGCTCCCGTCACGGTCAAGGCCGGGAAGTACATGGTGGTCGTGTCTCTCACGGATGCCGGGATCACGATTACCATCAACTAGCCTCCACATGGCGTTGAGATTGGCCGGGCCTAACCCGCCCGGCCATTTCCAATACCATCCCGGTATTGGCATATCTGGAGCTATTTCAATGACAAATTTCCCGTGTCCGCTTACTTTCCTCTGGCAAGTCATCCTCGCGGTTCCCAAACATACGCCCCGGCATCCGGCTTGCCCCGTCATTCCGGTTTCCAAGCCAGTCCCTGTCCCGCGCCAGAATCCCCAATCTTCCGGCAGCTTTCCCCGCCGTGCTTCCTGGGAGGATTGATCATATGTGCAAAAGCTGTTTAAACTCTATAATCCGAGATAAATTTAATGGACTTATCAACCAAGGGGAAACATGGCTTCCTCGTGAAAAAGGGAAATATCCCATCCATCCATCCGTGCTGGATGCCATTGACATTTATTTTGACCGACTAGCCAAAAAAGCTGGGCGTGAAGAAAGCTGGGATTCCTGGCCTGATTGCTATGATGCCGTAAAAACCATCTGCCAAACCGTGGCCGCCCAATGGCCGCATCCCAGTATCACGAATCCGGCAGAGGTTGGCTATACCCGCACCCTGGAACATGGCCACGCGGATCGACAGACCTTTTGCAAACTGGGCAGCTACATCGGCAAATTATTGCCTGATCTCCCGGGTGATGCCGTGGAAACCATCGTTACTAAATTCCGCGAAGGGCCTAAACAACATTTTGCCATCCTCACCGATGCTGAAATGATCAAGGGTATGTTCAATTGTACTGCCTATTCCTGTATGCATCCTCTGTCCTGCTCTAAATGGACAGAAGAAAGTCACCCGTACCGGGTCTATTCCGCTCGCACCGGATGGGGATTGGCCTGTCGTATCGGAGAAAACGGCAAGCTGCAATCCCGTTCCGTGGTCCGGCCCGCCGATAAGGAATTCGTGCGGATCTATGGCTCGGATGCCAGTCAGACGGGAGCTACCCGGGGGGATGATCCCAGCTTGCGTGATTGGCTTGTTTCCCAGGGGTTCCGGAAAGTGGATACCTGGGAGGGCCACCAGATCGAAAAACTATTTTCCCCCCGCCATGGTGAAGATGAAAAATATCTTATTGGTCCCTATATCGACGGGGACTGTAAACAAGCACGGCCTATTAAAGATGACCCCCATTCCCTGCTGGTATGCCCCGAAGGCAATTACAATCTGGATTCCCAGGAAGGCGTTACGGTCAAACGTTTTAAATACCACGAGGGGACGGTTCTTTGCCGAGATGGGTCATGGGCAAAGCCGGAAGATACGCGAGTATGTAATGGTTCCCGTTATCCCAAGGATCAAACGGTTTTCATAAAACGTTATGAGGAATGGGCCTATAAAGGTAATTGCAGACTCACCTATAATGGGGAATGGGAATGCTGTGGGGATGTTTCGCGGGTTCACCAGCCGGATGGGCACTTGGGTACGCCCTTATGGACGATGTTGTGATGACCCGTCTCAAAGCACCTATTATTAAATCACTGGCCGCCCAGGATTATCAAGGGGATTGGGCCTATCCTTCCGACTTTATTAGGATGACTGCCGGGAAGTATGCTGGCCAGTATGCCCTGAAAACAAAAACCGTTACGTTGACCGATGGGAAAATCATCCTGCGGAAATACGCGGGGCATTCTGTTTATACCGTCACTCCTGGACAATGGGAGCCTGCGACGGGGGATATTGTTACCCTTTCTGAAACTGGGAAACGACGCTATTACAACGACCCATCCAATCCCCATGGGATAAATGGCACCATAGATGCCGTTTATAGCTCCAACCATTTCCGAGTGAAATGGAACAACGGTTATCGGAACGGATATGCAAAACTGGATCTCGCTTTAGTGGAATTGCAATCAAGCATTGCCCGTAAAGCCAAGGAGATTGCCCATGTCGAAGCTTAACAAAAAGGAAAGCCAAAAACCGCCTTCGATTATCCAGGAGCATGAACCGATCCTTTGGCTAGTCCTGGGGATCAAACGGCCCCATCTGTCCAAGGGAATCAATCGGGTAATGGATCGAATTCTCTCGCTGATCCCCAAAGGAGCTGTGGCCCGGGAAGATGAATGGCACAATCTTTGGGTGGATCTCCGGGGAGAAAGTGGATCCCGTACCCTGTTCGCCGCCCATCTGGACACAGCCGAGTTCTCCAAAGTGGAAGGGACCATCCCCCTATTCTTCAATCCGACTGGGGAATGGATTCATTCCGGGGGGAAGCACATCATCGGGGCAGACGATGGAGCCGGGATCGCAATTCTTATTGCCCTGCTTCAAGCCAAAGTACCCGCTCTGTATGTGTTCACCCAGGGGGAAGAGTGTGGGGGCGATGCAGCCCGAAACGCTGCGAGTGATCCATGTTTAAACGACATTGACCGCTGTATCGCTTTTGATCGCAAGGGGACCAAGGATATCGTGGCCGATCAGGCCCGGGGCATCCTTGCATCCCATGCCTTTGTGGACGCCTTATCCGCCCAGCTTGGGATGGGCCATACCTGGGCATTGGGCAGCTATACCGATTCATCCGAATGGGATGCCAAGGTCAAGGAAATTGTCAACGTGTCCGTTGGTTATGAATCGGCCCATACTGTCAATGAAAAGCTGAATTACACCTATTTTCGCAAGCTGCGGGCCGCCGTCCTCAAGGTCGATTGGGAAAGTCTCCCCACGGTTGGCCCGGCTCCGGATGCCAACAAATACCGGGGCCGTTGGGGCAAACATCGGCGGGATCCTCTGCCCCTGGATATGTACGAGCTCGGCTGGTGGGATGAGGGGTTCTATAGCTACCCGGCCCGCAAGGTTAGCGAACTGGAGCGGATGGATAAGTTGGTGCCCGCCTGCCAGCGCACCCGGGCCATCGAACGGCCCCTGATCCTGCCGGATGTTGTCCAGCCCTGGGAACCTGAATCCCGTCTTTTGGCGCAGGCATTGGGGTTCGATCCGGACATCGACGAAGCATTGACTTCCAAGCTTGCCGAATCGCTGGAAGCCATGTACAACGCTGGGCTGAAAGACGGATTCGCCACTCGCCTTGCCTCTCGCGGATCCTACGCCAAACGCCAACTCACAGACTGAGATTCACTGAACCACCCGGCCCCCAATCTGGTAACCCCAGATTGGGGGTTCTGCTATCTGGGGATATTCCCCCTATGCCCCTGAGAGCACCGGGACCATCTCCCCCATACCATTCCATCGTCCGGCAAAGACATAGATTGTGGATAACGTATTGTTTAAACTAACAGGGAGGAGGGCAAATATGACCCATTGACGCAATGCGTCACAAAGCATATATTGATCTGTGGATGATGCCTACCTGGCAATCCGCATAAGGCATATTTTACCCAACCCCTGGGCATAATATGCAGCAAGGCTGAAAATGCCGAGCAAAAATTTCCTCCCAAAAATAGGGGATAATCCAGAAATAGGATTGGGTGCGCCCAATCGTTGGTTGCCTCTGCGGCTAACTCCTTTAGGCCAGAGGCCCAGTCATCGCTCGGTCTGGAAACCCAAAGGGTTAGGGCTGGCTCGCAGGCATTAGTTTCTTGGGGACGTGGCCGCCCGGGGAGAGGGGGGGCTAGGTTTAAACGGCAGTCCAGCGAGGTCCATCCTAATATGCCAGGAAATTTTATTTTTTTTTATTTGAAGAAACCATTTGCCTTATCCCCACTCAAAAAATATTGTTCCCGTCTCCCCTTGCACAATCGGCCCATTGGCCCCAACATTACTTCAGTCAACCAACCTACCCGTCCTGGAGGGACCATGAGTGACGAAATCACAACGATGTTAGATACCACCCGCAAAGAACTCATCTTCAAGATGGTTCGGATTGGGTCCAAGGGCTTAATTGATGGCCTACGGTCCGGGGAGCGAGGCCCTATTGCGGGGGGAATGGCCACGGTGTCCTTGGCTTCTACTTTGGCCAGCAAGATGGCCAAGCAGGGAGTCGATTTTGGTGGCCCAGAAACCATAGAAGCCATGCTCAAACATCAAGCCGACTTGGCCTTGGCCGAAGACTATACCACCGAAGTTATGAAGGCCGAAATGGACTGGGTCACCGAAAACATTGATGCCGTGATGGAAGGCATTTGGGTCTAAGTAATCATCAACTTTTTCTGGAGGCAAAATGCCCAAGAATTATTCAATATTAGATCCACCCATTCTTCTTGGGAAAGGGGATTATGTATCCTTCCCCCACCCAAGGGAAGGCACCATCAGTTATCGCGTTCAGGATAGCTTTTTAGCCAACTGTTCTGGTGGCAAAAATGATGCGGTTTTCTTTGAACTTGGTATGAATGATGACCAAAAAGATGTCATGGCATCTGCATCCTATGGCTATCCAGCTAGGGGCGGGATATGGCCGGTTTATCGTTCGGGTGACTATGCCGCCGCAACACGGTTGGTGAATGCCTTGTATGGCGTAATTAAAGGCCAGCCGCTTAAACCCCTTGATCAAAGCCAAGAGATCAAAGAGGGCGACCGAGTCCAATTAACCCAAGCCGGGTTGGAGGAGTATCGGGACCAGAGTGATGGCGGACCTGGGACAGTCTCTAACGTGGATATGAGCAGACTATTCTGTTATGGCATCGCCTGGGATAATGGTTCCGCTAATTGCTACACAAAACAGCAAGTCGAATTACTTCCCCCTGTCATAGGGGATTCACCCGCCACCGAAGATGTGGCTTCTCTGGAGCAAGACATGACTATTTCTTCCGCCCCTCTTTCCGCATTGCCCCCGACCAAAGCCACCCTTGCCGTGACGAAGGCCGATGTCGCGGTGGCCAATATCGTTTTCCATGGTGAAGCCATCACCCTTCCGGTGGGAATGACCATGGATCAGGCCATCGATACCCTTCGGCGGCGCAAGGAATACCTTGAAGAAAGGGTGGAATTGTCGGAAACCTTCGACGTGTTCCCCTGGGATGGGGCTCATGCACTGGACATCGTCCTGACCAAGCGTTATGGGTGGACCCCCGCCGAAGCCATCGAAGGCATGTTTGGCAAGGAACCGCCTCGCATGATCCAGATCGAAGTCGGCCCGGATGAAGTGGTTTCGGTGCCCTGGGGCCAGTTTTCCATCCCCGGGGTGGTGGGCAAACTGAACACCGGGGCCAGCCAAAAGGGCGGTCGATTCGTTTTCGCCATGCAGGCTACCATCCTTCGGAAGGATGAGGAAACTCTGAAAGACCTGTTCCGCGAAGTGCGCGAATTTCTGAAGATGGGTTCCATCTATCGGGGCAAGGCCATCAAGCTTCGGTTCAAGGATGACGATGGCGACAACCTCAGGATGCCGGAACCCAAATTCCTGAGAACGGATGATGTGAATCCCGAAGCCATTATTTTCAATGACGAAACCCAGGCGGCAATCCAGACCAACCTGTTCACGCCTATCCAGCGGGTAGCTGATTGCGTTGCCAATGGCATCCCAGTCAAGCGCGGTATCCTGTTAGGGGGCACCTTCGGGACCGGCAAGACTCTCGCGGCCAAAGTGGCTTCCCGTTATGCGACGGAAGCGGGTGTGACTTATGTCTATGTCCCCCGCGCGGACGAATTGGCCCAAGCCATCGAGTTTGCCCGGCAGTATCACGATCCCGCTTGTGTGGTCTTCTGCGAAGACATCGACCGGGTGATGAATGGCGAGCGTTCCGTGGCCATGGATGACATCCTGAACATCATCGATGGGATCGATACCAAGACCAGCAACATCCTGGTAGTTTTGACTACCAATGTCCTGGAAAACATCAATCCCGCCATGCTCCGTCCTGGGCGGCTGGATGCGGTGATCGAGATCCCAGCTCCGGATGCCGTGGCAGTTCAGAAGCTTATCCGATTGTATGGGGGTGAAGCCATCCTCCCGGATACGGACCTCGCCCGCGCGGGTGCAGCCATGGCCGGGAACATCCCTGCGGTGATCGCGGAAATGGTCAAGCGGGCCAAGCTTGCGGAACTCGCACATACCGCTGCTGGTCAGCCTGTGACTCATCTCTCCGAAAATTCCCTGCTGGAAGCCGCTCACACCATGCAGACCCAGCTCCGGCTCTTGGCCGAAAATGGCCAGCCGCCCATCGCCCTTCCTACCCTCGATGCCGCCCTGGGGCACATGGTCCGTAAAGCGATGGATGACGTTCTCCTTGATAGGGAACTTTACAAGCAAGTCAACGAAATCCATAGCTCTGTCAGGTAATCAACATCCGGGGGGCTTCACGGCCCCCCATTTTGCCCAATTTGGGAGCCACTATGCGTACCAACCTGCCAGAACCTTGGTTAACGCTCCGGGCCAAATACAGGACCATCAGGAATCTTTGCAAAATGATAGGGATTCCCCGAAAGAATCTTTATAATTGGGTCCATTATAAGCGTTATCCCGACACCAGTAGCCAGCGTCTCCTTAACCTATTCCTTGAAGCTCATGGGTTCCCTCCCATGAAATTCACCAAGCCGGAGGATAAAGATGTTTAAACAAAGTGAGCAGATCAACGAAATTGCCAAGGCTCTTTCTGCTTTCCAGGGGGAAGTGGAGAATGCCGCCAAATCCAGCACCAATCCGTTCTTTTCCAGCAAGTATGCGGATCTTGGAGAAGTCCTGAATACCATTCGCCCCGTCATGGGTAAGCATGGGCTCGCCTTGGCTCAGTTCCCAAGCTTCGAGGGAGATTGCAATGGCGGCTTGGTCCACGTGGAATCTCTCCTTAGCCATTCTTCGGGTCAATGGCTGAGTTGTGTAACTTCCGCCCCAGTCTTCCCCACTACGGGGCGATCTGGCAAGGCGGAACTGGTTTCTTCCCAGACCATCGGGTCAGCCACAACCTATTGCCGCCGCTATGCAGCCGCTGCCATGCTGGGGATCGGCCAGGAAGATGATGATGGCAATTCCACCAGCGGAAAGAATGCCGCAGACAAGGGAGAGGACCAGAGAAAGGTTGAGCCCAAGAAAGAAGCCAAGCCCATGTGGAATCAGGCAGAAGATGATGAATTCAAGATGCTGCTGGATAAAATCGGTAGCCATTTACGGGTTGAAAATACCCCTAAGTCAATGGACGAACTGGACAATTTTACCGAAATTGTCTTGAAATCCAAAGCGAACTACCCTGCTACAGTTATTCTGCCGCAGTTGCGGATCCGCGAAAAAGAGTTTGCCGCTCGTGCCACGAAATTCATCAAGGCTGTTGTCAACCCACCCAAGGATCTACTGCCTGGGGCGCTTCCCTTGGAAGGCGGTGAATAATGAGAATCATTGAATGCATCCAGGGCACTCCCGAATGGAAGCAGGCCCGATGTGGCCGGATTACGGGATCACGGATGAAAGATGTCCGCGCGACAATCAAGAGCGGGGAAGCTGCAAGTAGGCGGAATTATCGTGCGGAATTGATCTGTGAAACGCTTACCCATCTGCCTTATGAAGACAACGATTTCCAGTCTGAAGACATGCTGCGGGGGATCGAACTGGAAGCCGAAGCCCGCGCCGCATACAGTGCTGTGACCATGCAGGAAGTCACCCAGGTTGGTCTTGTCTTGCATCCCGCCAATGATCGCATTGCGTCTTCTCCTGATGGCCTTGTCGGTCTGCATGGGATGGTAGAGATAAAGGTTCCCAAAACCGGAACCCATCTGGAAACCCTCATGCTAGGGTTAACCCCAAGTCAATACCGGGATCAAATGCATACGGGGATCTTGTGCTGTGAACGGGATTGGTGCGACTTCGTGAGTTATGACCCGCGCCTTTCCAAAGAATATCAACTTCTCATTTTCCGCTTCCTGCGGGATGATAAGGAACTCATCCTTATTGAAGCTGCCGCCAAAACCTTTCTGGACGAAGTAGATCAATCCATCGCCCAGATTGCCCAATACCCGGTTTTCCGGGGTTTCTGAGGAGGAGTCACATGTCCCTGCAATACAGCAGTACGCCCAAGATCAAGAAAATTTTGGCCGATCTTCCGGAAGGGATCTACTTGATTGAAACGCTCGCGGAGCGGCTTCATGAAACTGGCGCTATCGGGTGGGGAACCAATTGGCGTCGGGTTAAAAAATATCTTGCACTTGACCCGCAATGGCATTGGAACGGTGACAAGAGAAGGCATAAGTGTGCTTGGGTCAAGACATCTCTTCCTCCTACTCTCCCTGAGTATATTCCGTCCACACCACAGCCCATGGAAGAAGACCATACTCCTGGTCCAGTCACCACTTGTTTAAACAAGGTGGAAGTCATGATGGAACGGTTGTGCTCCGAATGGAAGATCCCCACAGACGACATCCAACCTCCGCGCAAAACCAATGACAAGGCCCTTCAGGCTTGCCTCGAAATCAGACCCGTACTGGCGGCGGCCATGAAACGGCCAAACCACTATATTTCTGCGCGGGAATTCAAAGTCATGATCGCCTTTTTGGATGGGGCACTCAAATGAGCAATGAGCTAGAATCTTTTTTGCTCTTGCGCAGGGAAGCCCTTATCGTCGCCCAAGGCCGGGTCTTTTTGGGGAGCCAGGAAACCATTCCTGAACTACCCGCATTGCCCGGCTTCTATGAACCACGCCGCAGGCCGGTTCCGGTAGTCCGGTTACCCCACAGAGATTCTTCCTCGTCCCCTAGAGACTCTCACGGTAGGATAAAAGCGCGTGGAGATTTACAAGTTGGCCAAATTGTTCCAACTTTTTTTGGCAAAGGGGCCATTCTGGGTTATATTGATAAGGGAGAAGACCCTATGCTATTTCTCCCATCCAATACCCCAATCTGGCAAGTTTCAGGATGCCGATCCCATTCACCCGCTAATGTTAGCCGGTATGCGATACAGACGATACGTAACCGGCACCCGTGGTTTTTATTCACCAAAGCTGTAACCCTTGAACGCACTATTACCCAACTGGAGGCCAATCATGGCTGAAGACCATACTTTCTTCCGAAACCCTGAGCTTGGACGGCAGAAATACCTTGCCGAACGGGATAAGGCTACTGCCCACATGCAGGGGCAGGTTGATAGTGTCATAGACCGGCTCATTAAGTTGCTTGCCGACAATAAAGGCCATATCGGAGCTATCACTTTTGCCGTTCTAGCCAAGCACGGCGATGCCATGGAGGTCCGCCCTGGGGAATTCTCCGATGGCGCTTCCGCCTTTTGTGTGGCCACTCACGGGATTGCGCCTCTCTTGACGGATCAATTGCGCCAGCTTGTCAGTCGCACTGAAGGAGCTGTGCAGGGGCAACGGGAAGACATTGGAGTGCCACTTGATATTGAACAGGCTATGCGCAAACTCATGAACCCGGATGGTCAGTAATGGATGATCAGAACCGACAACAACTAGAACAAGAAGCCCTTGCGGCTCCACTACATCAATACCGTCTTGGAATTGAAACCTTGATTTTCGCTTGGTTGGCAGAGACGGGTCACGGCCTGAATATGTTTGAAATCAAAACCAAAACAGAAAATGGGGTTATTCATACCTGGATTGAACCGAAGGTGAGAATATGAGCGGGAAACAAGAACGTGTCCTGGCTGCACTGAAAAAGAACAGCCAGAACCTTGGAGCGTTCAATAACCTATTCCAGGGTAAGGCTGATCGAAAGCGCAAAGAAATCGTAGAGCGATTTGTAAAGGAATGTGGGTGTCTTCCGACTGATGCCGAGATTTGCATTGGTCCAGATCCGGACCAATCCGCAGGGGAGACGGTCGTTTTGAAGATATGGGTCCAGCACCGCGACCACCCCAAGGTTCCGGTTATTTCGCAGGATCCGAACCAATGAATCAAGTCCCGGTGCGGTTCCCGGCCCGAACCGCTATCCATTTCCAGGGACACCACTATCGCGGACATGAGCGATGACGAATCCCGCCGAGCCTTCGGCAAGTGAGGCAGCCATGATCCCATTCAAATACATCTTCATCGTCTTGGCGCTCATGGCTGTGTCCTGGTTCATGGGCTACATCCAGGGCTGTTGCAACATCACCGATTGATCTTGTCCATCTGGAGGAACCAATGAGCCTCGACATTGACCTTTACGCCATGAGGCGGACCTCGATTTTCGAGGCTAACATAACCCACAACTTGGGCGCGATGGCTGACGCCGCCGGGATCTATGACTGCCTATGGAGGGCACCAGAAAACGGATTCACCCTTGCCAGCCAGTTGATTGATCCTCTGACCAATGGCATCGCCAAGATGAAAGCCGATCCCGCCCACTTCCAGCAGTTCAACGCCAAAAACGGCTGGGGGCTTTACGAGAACTTCTTACCCTGGCTAGAAAAGCTGCTTGCTGCCTGCATCGAAAACCCAGATGCCGAAATTTCAATCAGTCGCTAAGGTCATTAACCAACCAGTCTGCCGCAATAACTCAGTGATCAGAGCAAGTGCCTCGTAAGCATTAGGTCCAGGGTTTGAATCCCTGTTGCGGCTCCAATTGGAGTATACATGAATCTTCAACAACGTATCGGGACATGGCAAGACGCTACTTTCGGCAGATCCCAAAACATTAGTGGGTTGCAAGCACATATGGCCAAAGAGATGCAGGAACTTTTCGAGGCTAAAACTCCAGCAGCCATCGAAGAAGAGTGTGCCGATCTACTGATCTTGCTTATGGGGAGAGCCCACCGAGCTGGATTCGACCTTTTGGAGGCAGCCGAGAGGAAGCTTGAAATCAATAAAACGAGGGTTTGGGGGAAGCCAGATGCTCAAGGGGTGATTGAACACTTGCGCTAACTCCGTTTAAACTCTATCATTTCATTGTACGCATGAGCGTAACGGAGGGATGATGGTCAAGTTCAAGGAAGACAAGGCTTACGAAAAGAAAGAAAAAAAGTTCCAGAAGGAAGGCAACAAAGCCTACCTCCATCATGAGGAGAAGGAAGTGGCCAAGACAAAGAAGGCAGAGAAGGAAGTCAAGAAAACCCACAAAGGGAAAGATGGCAAAACCCATCCAGGGATGAAAAGTGGATGCAAGAAGTGTGGGGCCAAGTAATGGCTGAGAAGAAGAAGTGGATTCAGGGAGCAATCAAGAACAAGGGTGCGCTGCATAAAGAGATGGGCGTTCCTGCTGGCAAGAAGATCCCTGAAAAGAAGCTTGAAGCAGCGGCCAAGAAGCCAGGGAAGCTTGGCAAACGGGCTCGCTTGGCAGAGACACTGAAGAAGATGCACTAATGGCTAAGATATTTCCCACCCATCCTGGCACGGTATCCTGTTTAAATACACAGCGCATTGATACCGGCAAGGGCTACGGAAACCGGCAAGTGGTTGAAGGTTCCCTAGCCAATATCCTTACCCGTACCCGCCAGGAGGGCCGGGCAGTTATCGTAGATTCCCGAATTCGGCAGATCCAGGGTAATCCGATGGCCGATAAATGGGCAGAGGCTACCCCAGAACTTGATGAATATTATGGGGAAGCAGAAAATGAAGCGGCGAGACTAGAGGCCGACCGAAAGGCAAGAGAATAATTTATTTTTTTATTTAAAGGGTTCAACAAGTCCTATACGCCTCGGAACGCCAATTCCGGGGCGTTAATTATTTTTAGGTATTGAAAAAGTGGTCAAGGCACAAGCGGTTCCCATAATCCCCAAAGCGGTCGTATTGATTTTCTTTGTCCATATGAATTCCATCAAAATCATTCCGAGTCCCAAGGCCACGTAGGCATTGAATGCCCATAGCCTTGACTCCATGATTTGATTGGTAGCATCGCCCATGGCGACGAAGCCACCACCAAATCGCTTGGCCATGTTCCAGATGATTGGCCACATAAATCATCTCCTCCTGGAAGATCGTATCCATATGGATTGCATATCGCACACACTGAGTTGCATAACCCTATACAGCTGGCCAAAGGAGCAGGTTAAACACAGCCACGGCTTCTGCCCCCGTAGCACCAGTCTGGACTTGAATACGGAAATTAGTCAATCCGGGAAGAATAGAGACAAGATTCTGCTGAACAACGGATGGTGCACAATTGCAAGCAACATTGTTGATTGGTGTGCTAACAAAAACTTGGTTACCGTTATTATCAATTTGGAGGATCATTTTACCAAATACGTTACTCGTGCCAACCGTTTGTAACCCTGTAATTCCCATAGTCAAGGCACCTAGATACCCTGATGGGATAGTATATGCCGCTGTAGCATTCGTATTGTCTCCAGCCATGGCGCAAGCAAATACCTTGGTGGTTGTTTGTGGAACACCTGCCGTCACAGTGCTTGAACTATCAAATACATAGATATTCCCTGCATTGGCGAGTCCAGATCCAGCCGTGAGAACAACCATATCATTTATGCTAAGGGCATTGGATACCGTGCCGCCTGCGCCAGACCCAGGCAAAAACCCAGCGGTAATACTGGTGGCAACCGTTACAGCCGTCTGCCCATTTAGGGTATAGGTAGCAACCCAAGGTAGGCCATTAGTATCCAGGTATTGCACCAGGACGGTCCTTGCCCCAGTCCCGGCCCCCGTATCAGCAGCAGAATCCGAACATACGGCTAACGTAAATCCAACGGTTGGCAGCGTCCGGATGAGTTGAGTGGCTCCATGGGTTGTGCTAGGGTAACCCCATACGTCCGACATGGATGTGCCAATGGCCGGGTTGCGCCCCGTAACGCGCTTTGAATAGGTTAGACCCGCATTAAGATAGCGTTGAAAAGTAGGAGAGAAGGTGTTGGCAGAGATGTCTCCGATCAATGCGGGAGATGGCGCAAGGGAGACGGTCATGTTGACTCCTTATAGGATTACCGTTACCTGAGTTTCGCCACTGTCACAAACGGCTTGTCTGTCATCATGTTGCAGGACGATACACCCATCTGAGTCAGTAGGAGGGTTAGTACCATTCCCCCCATGGAAGAAAAATCCGCTGCGCCCCATCATATCGCTCCCAGGTTCCGGGGTGAGCCGGGACACCAGGGGGCCAAGTCGGGCATCCCCAGGGCCGTAATCTTTACTGTCCTGCCAAGGTCCAAGGCTATAGATAGCCGGAGGCAACGGGCCAACCCCGACCAAATCCACAGCATTAGGGTTGTTTAAGCCAATGCCGTGCCCCGAATGGCCAAGATAGGTTGTCCCGTCTGGCATCGTGAGCGTTCTGGTAGAAATACTGTATGTCATCATCGCAATCCCCTAAGTATATGCCAAACGATTTGGGCACAAAAAGCGGATATCAATCCAGCCACAGCCCCAATCAATGATATCTTGGTCTTTTGGGTAGCCATATCTACCCTAAGTGTGGTTACCTCAGTAGTAAGGAATTTAACATCTTTTTCTAGCCCTTCGAGTTTGTCCAAGACAAGCCGCTGGTAAGATGGCCAATCTTCATTTTCATTTCTTCGATCATAAAGTGTCATCACTTACCTTTCTTTTTAGTGGCTTTCTTTGGCTTTACCCTATTAGGAAGATGCTTACCTTTCGTCGCGGCGTCCCACTCGGCAATATCCACCCCTTGCGCAGATAGTTGCTTTTTATGAGTATGAAAGTACCCTTCCTGAGCCAAGCTTCGATATGGCATCACTTCCCCCCAAACTGACCGCCTTTACCACCGCCAGCCCCAAAAGTCCCACTATCCCCCGAATCGAAACTGGAATAAGCATTGGTGAGCTGGTCCAAGTCGCTCTTATAGGCATTGTTGCCCATCTTGCGAAGCGTCTTGGCCTGAGCCGTTTGTTCATCCACAGCATCCGGATCGGGGGTATCACTCTGGATTTGTTTTTTGGACTTGGCTTTGGCCCCACCAGGGATCATGGCCTTGCTGGTTGCATGGCGGAAGGAATTCTTTCGCATCTGGAGGAACTGAGGGTAGATGCTGCCTGGGTTGTTATTTACCATCGGGCTTCTCCTGATATAGCCCATATACTTTGTGGAGAATTCTGCGGGCATCACAGAACTCTTCAGCGGCAGCAACCCGCAGACGATGACGCTCGGCCCTAGCCTGGGCTTCCCCTCCGGGGTCCGTTGGAGCATGAGTCTTCAACTTGTCAATCTTGTGCATCTTGGCATCAAAGGTATTCTTGATCTGGATCTCACGTTGCTGGTTGAACTGCGTGTAAACGCTCATTATTGTTCTCCCATCAGCTTAGTTGAGCCAACACCCAACATCTTTGGAATCTGGTTCTGTATGATATTGATGTATTCTTTTGATGCCGGAGATAGGCCATTGGCCCGCTGCATCAAGATCCGCCCCTTTGGCTCAGTCATGAGTTTAAACAAGTTATCTCGCGTGGCCCAATCGTAAGCCTTGGCAGCAAGTCCCAGCATGGTCGGATGAGTCCTGGCCAGTTCTGCCGCCGCAATAGAGTTAGGAGCCGCCGCCCTGGCACTATCCGAGTTTGCAACAGTGCGCAGGATTTTGGCCATCCCCAAGGCTACCCGGCTATCCTCCCCCCCTGGGAAAGCAACCCCCATGGTCCCATTATGATGATAGCCTTCCAATACTTTAGCCACGGCGCTGCTATTGAAGGTCCGGCCCATCACCCCGGCCTGGGTCACGTCCCCAGCATCCAGGGCATTTTGCATAAGTCCCCAGCGCACAGCCTTCTGGCTCTTGGGAGGCAATAAGTTAAAGAACCTTTGTTGTTCAGCAGGGTCTTTAGTCCCAAAAAGCTTGGCGGCAGCCGTAGGATCGGTATCGGCCAGGGCCTTACCAAACGCATCATCCTTGAAAGGAACTACCTTTTGTTTATAGAAGGAACTTGCATCATTGTAGAGCTTGCCAACTTCAGGATGGGTTTCAGCAAAATCCTGTAGGTCATGCTCGATAGCCTCTGAAACTCGCTGCAACTGGGTCAGTTCGGCAGCAGAAAGCCCTTTCTGGCCACCAACCACTGTCCCCTTCATCGCTCTTGCAATTTCATCATTGATAGAACTCCGGAGTCTACGCAGCCCTCCGAAAGTCATGTCTTGGGTAGGCCGAATTCCACCCGTGCCCCCGGTCGGCATCGATGGGGCTGGGGCCGCAGGGGGGGCAGAAACGCCGCCCCTAGCCGTGAAGGAAGTGGGCGGGGGTTGAGCGGCTGGGTCTTCAGGACCAAGCAAACCCCCAAGCCCATGGCCCTGCGGGGCAGGTTGTTCTGGGCCGAGATTGATAGGCTGGTTTTTCCCACCTACCAATGGGGCCTTCGTCTCGGTCCCAAGTAACTGGGGGGCACCAGGAGCTTCAGGGACAATCCCTAAAGGCCCGTTTCCCCCAATAATGGGAGGAGCAGGCTTCCCTTCTACCCCTAGTTGGATTTTCTGGAGAAGAGAATGTCCCTTCCCCCCGGCCTCAGCGGAATTACTTCCAATAGCCCCGCCCCGTTCCGCTCCCACAGGGCCAACTGCATCTTCCAAAGCTTCCTTGAGATGAGTTGCTAGGACTCTCCCCAGAGGATTCGCTGCCGCTTCCGCCAAATCGAACTTGGCATCTGCGGTCAATTTGTCCATGAACAGGGAAAGATTCCCGCCATTCTGAACAATCTTCTTCCAATCATCTCCAGAGTTATTGATAGCAGTCAGGATGGCATTCGCTTTCGCTGCCCGTTTCCCTTGACCCTCTGCCGCCTTCTGGAGTGAAGCCAAGTCACCCCACCCTTCATTCATGGCAGTTGATTTAAGGTCATTGACAACCAGTTTCACATGGTCTAATGCTTCCTGATTAACTTGTAAGCGATTAGCTTGCATTTTTGGGTTATGCATTGCCATCTGTTCTTGCTGGGCCTTCAATACGGGATCACCCGTGACATCGGCCCAAGTGGCAGATGGAATCCCCGCTTGGTCTAATTCTCCCTTCAACTCTTGTGCCCCAGCATATTGCAGTTTGATCCTGGTCCCAATCCCTAGTTTTTCAGCCAAAGTTGGGAATTTCTCTGCGATAACAGAAGCCGCTTTTGCCCCTACCCAGCCAACCAATTTCGCGGCTGGGACAGCAGCAATACCCAAAATCGCTCCGGTGGCGGTAGAAAGGGGCGTGGAGTCTGGGTCTAATCCAGAGAAGGCAGCCCCGGTTAACGCCCCCATGCCCACCTTAGTCCCCACGCTCGCCTCGATTCCTGCACCAGGCATGACAAAATTCAATGGGTTTGCGGCGAGCTGGTTCACAACGGGATGAGATACCCGGCTTTCCATCTGTTTCGTTTCATCTGCGATAGCCTTATTCCGTGCCGATTCCCTGGCATAAGCCTTATCACTCATCAGGCCCATGGCATGAAGCGCATTCTCTCCATGAGTCCAAATGCCCTCCAGTGGGCGCTGAAAATTGCGATGGGCCAAGGCAAGGTTATTCCCACCCCCAGACCAGAAATCCGATTTGGCTTGTCTATCTTCTGGGGGGATGTAGTTATTGAAGCCACCAGGGCTCATGGAAGCGGCCTGGGATCCGGCAGATGCTTGCTGTGGGGTGGGATGGGCGGCCCCTACGTCACTATAGTTGTCCCTCCCCGTTTGAGTCTGGGGCTGCGCCTGGGCAGCCTGTGGGGCGTGAGCGTTCCGCATGGCAGACAATCTCGCTGCCAATTCCGGGGTCAAGGTATCTGGTATATCGACAACGGCACCATCTGGCATTTGGACTTGCGGCATACTAGAACCCCTTCGATTTCAGGTATTGATCAAGAGACATGGCCCCCCCAGAACTAGGTTGCGGGGAAGCCGGGGTAGGGGCAGGAGATGCACCAACCGAGCCACGATTCCCAGGAGTATGGGAAATCCCAAGTTTCCCCAGGACTTCCTGGGAAGATGGGTCCAAAAGGTTAAGGGGAATACGTTTTGGGTTGCTGCGGTTCAGGACGTTTTCCTTGGCCGCAATAGTTTTATCTATCAGATTCCCTACAGCATGGAGCTTTGAGGTTGCAACCTTTATAGGGGCATCAGGGTTAAACACGGCTTCGCGTTTCATGTCCCCCGTTACGTTCTGTCCGGCACCAAGGGCTTTCCCATATTCTTCAGACAAAGACAATCCGGTGGTATATAGTTCCCCAAGGGCTTCGTTGCCCTTGCTATGCTGGCTCAACCAGTTCCAACTGTGGTTCAAGATATCTGATTGCGTTTTGTTGTCGAACTTGCTCAATGCACCCATAAAATCATTTACATGGTTTAGAGCTGCATTTGCCGCAATAATTTGGGGATCTTGCAACGCCTTCTGTTTAATCACATAATCTCGCGCTGTGACATTGGGGTCGATCTGGGAAGCAAGTTGCATGACTTTCTTGTCAACCATCACCCCACGACCACTACTGGTCGGGTAATCCCCATTCATGAATTGGTCCACGGCGTTGGCATAGTTGGGCTCTTTTTGGATGAGTTGCTGGAACTTACTTGTGCTTCTCCAGGGACGCAGCGGATCAGGGGGGAGATCGGGAGGACCAAGACCAGTTGGCATTTGCATCATCATCATAGCCATGCTCCCATTTTGCTTAATGGTATCCAAAAACTTGATCCTACGGTCAGCTTCGTCTTGGGATATAATCCCCTGTGCCACTTCATGCTGCAGTTGTCCAATAACCTCTTTGGGCATTGTTTCCTTGAGTTTTTCCACATTTTCTTTTGCACCTGCATTAATAGTAGCAACCTTTTCTCTACTACCAGCCATCATAGATGCACTGAACTTATGCCATTCCATATTGGCACGTTGTTCTGGAGTAAGATCAAGAGTATCCAGAGTCTCCTTGGGCATACCCCCTACAACATTACCATCCTTGTCCATGAGTTTAACGGCATCCGTTTTGGGGTCATATTGGACTTGTTCGACACCCTGGATACCCATATGAGGGGCAATATCTTTCAAAGCATCATAATTTCCAGAACGAGAGGCCATCGCTGCTCGACTTAAGGCAAGCTGTCGCTTCTGGGCCTGGGCCTGCTGGGCTGCTTGCTGCTCCGATTGGGCACGATCACCAAACCCCTGTTGGGCAAGTTGCTGAGCGTTCTGGGAGTGGGCTTGGGCCTGCTGGTCGAGTTGCTCGAAAGGGTCCGTAGTCGGTTCGCGCCCAGCCATTTGTTCGGCTAGGCCACGGTTCAAAGCAAGACCACCTTGGACCTTATTGGCTTCTTCCGCCGCTTGGCTCTGCCCCAGGGATGCTTTGGCCTGGGCAAGTTGGAGCCCTGCCATATTTTCAGGCAGGTTTGCCAAGCTGGATCCCATCGCGGATAGGTTCAACCCATTCATTAAAAGCCCCCAAATGCATCAAGGCTGGACAAATCCGAGGTAGAAGATGATAAGTCAGATAGCCCAGACATGTCGGCGGTGCCCGTCTGGGTCATATCCCATCCCTGGGGGAAAGCTGTTTGTGTAGCCGAGAGGTTAAGGCCACCAATATCCGCTCCCATCTGCCCGCCAGGAAGACCAGCGTTGTTATTAAGCTGAAGACTATCCAATTCCGGCATCCCAGGGTTCTGATTAGGGTGGATGCCATTTAAGACACCGGCCAGCCCTTTCCCGAAGCCTGTCATCCCCTGTTCCATCCCAGTGTTGTAAAGTCCTTGCTCCCCGGCCCCAAACTTCATCTGGGCACCGAGCGCACCCTGCCCGAACTGGGCGTTGCCCAAGGGATTATAGTTTTGCAGCAAGCCTATTCCCAATTTAGTCCTGGCCTGGAGTCCTGTATTGAAGGCGCTGGATAGTTCACCTACCCTACCCATCTCCAAACCCTGTTGACCAGCCGCCTGTAGCCCAGATCCGGTCATCCCGGTCTTAGCCATCATTCCGTTTAAACGTTGTTCTCCAGCTTGGGTCTGCTGGTTGATCTGGCCAAGGTTGGCCCCATAGTTAAGCGGGGTTGGGTTCGCTTCCTCCTCGGCAAGATTCTGCTGAATGGGGCCATACAAATTGTTCTGTTGTCCAAGATACGTCTGCCTGGCAATCGTATCTGCCTTTAAAGCCGCTGCCTGTTGGTTCTCATATTCCTTGGCTTTATTCCCAGACATGAGCCCACCGACTAGGCCAATGGCTCCTCCGACAGCCGTTCCAATACCTGGCATGACCGCAGTTCCCGCAGCGGCACCACTCATAGTGTCTTGTGCGGTGCTGGCGGTAGTATTCCCTGAATCAGTTCCCATCCTATGCCTCAATCAACTTGCTGGGTGAAAATTGCCTATCACCTATAGTTAGAAGTATCGGGTTTGCTGAAGTTAAAAGCAATGGCTCCCAGCCCATGAGAACAGCCATACGGTTATAAGCCTGGAGTCCCTTCATGAACATGCCTGTTCGGCAACAGGCAACGAAGAACCCAGCAAAGTTTGCTTGCTCTTGTGGGCAAATGGATGGTAATGGGAAGTCAACGTCAATCGCAAAATCACATAGATCGTTATCCAGCATAATATACGCTTCCATTGGACACTCTAAGATTATAGTGTCCGCAACTAGTCCTATCTGCTTGAACCCCATCCATCTTGCAAATGCCACAACATATTTATGACCAAGGCCACATTTGGTGACAGCTCGCTCGACCCCTAATTCCGTGAATATCATTCTTTGTGCGGCCCTGGCAACATCACGGGCGTATTGTCCACGGTGGTCTGGCTCAAAAGTGGTATGGACTTCCAGTGTCCGTTCATCGATTGGATTGCACCAAAATACTCCATGATCATCTAGAATAAAGAACCCAGATAAATTTTCTATCTGTGCGTCTGGTAGTTTCAACAACGTCTCCCCATGTTCTTTAGCCATGGAAAGGATCGATTTTATTTTTGGATAATCATTTTCGGTCGCAATTCTCATGATTCACCTTATATCTAATTGATCTGGTCTTGAAGGGCCTTGATCTGCTGCCGCAACCCGGTTGCTTCGATGGCCGCTTCAAGAGCCTGAAGCTTGGCCAAACTGGTCGCATCTCCGCCGCCCAGGGCAATAAGCATGACACGGACCTGACGGGCTTGTTTACCCCCATCCATGGCATCGATCTGAGCCTGGAGTGGGGCGATCTGCTGAGTTATGGTCAGAGTGGGCATGATTGGAGCCGTAAACGTTGTCCCGTCATAAGTCCAACCCTCTACAACCCCAGCCACAGTTGAACAGTCCACCCAGACAAGGGCCTCGTGGAATGGTGGGAATGGGTCCGCCGTGAGGATCTCCATCACCACCCCATTTTCGATTCTTGCCATTGTTGCCATTATCCATCTCCTAACTGTATTCGTAGACGATGACAAGACCAGTGCCACCGGCACCCCCCGCGCCAGCAGTCGCCGTGTCTTGGCAAGCACCACCAGCGCCACCAGCGCCCGTATTTGCGCCAGCGGCACCACCGGCACCCACTCCGGCGAGACCGCCGCCCCCGAAGAAGGAAGCACCGCCATTGCCTCCTACAGCAAAAGCGGATCCATCGCTGACTCCGGGTCCGCCTGCGCCGCCTTTGAGATTTAAATCGCCGCCCACACCATTACCAGCCGCGCTGACGCTGCCACCTGTAGCGGAGAAATGAGACCCGAATGAGGAGGTTCCGCCAGCACCACCACTGGATCCACCGGCCCCAATGGTGATCGTCTCAGAGGCTAGGAGACTGGCGTTGAGAATTTTCATCCTCGAATAGCCTCCTGCAAACCCACCTGTGCCACCAGACCACGTGTAGCTAGTGGACCCACCACCACCGCCACCACCGCCAACCATCTCAACTACAACAAATGATGGGTTATTAGTTGCTTTAGTATATGTTCCAGATGAGGTGAAGGTTTGGATATTTATCAGACGCCCAGTGCCACCACCACCGCTAGCAGCGGCCCATGCCGGGACACCTGCAACCATTGTCCAAACATAGCCATTCGTTCCAGGGGCAACGAAAGTAGTCGTATTTGCAGCTAATTGATATGCCATATACCCAGCCCCACCACCTGCAAGACTGGTCGCTGGACCATTAAATAGTGTTGCTGTGACTTGTCCACCAACAGTTAGCGATCCAGCAGCCATTATATAGATCATCCCATTGGCTGAACTGTATTGGACAGTAAAACCATTTGAAACCCCAGATTGCCCAGCAAGCAATATGTTATTTGTGCCACTAGTATAAGTATTCCCAATAAATTCGACAGCATAGTTTGATGTATTACCACCAAGAACGAATATAGACGTAGCAGAGTTACTGAAGGTTTGAAGGCTATTCCATGTAATCGCTGCGCCTTGTGTGGTTGATAGAGATGTGGCTATAGACGAAGACCCAGACCCAGTAACATCTCCACTCAATGTGATTGAAGATGGCGATGGTGTTACAGCAAGGGAAGCAATGGAAGGTTCTTGAGTGGATTGATTTTGCTGGATGACTGTCAATTTACCATGAGCCCGGCTGACATCCGAGCTAATCGTTTTCATGACTCGGTTGATTTCCTCAACCGAATTCCCATGGATCAGGTAAGACCCCGTCATTCCTTACCCTCCTTCGGATTGTCTTCCCCCGCCATCGGGTCAAACCCAAGTTCGATCACCCGCACAACACCGTCCCCGCACCCTTCCACGGAACACGAAAAGCCCCATGACCCTGGAGGAAGCAAGACACGAGATGGATGGAGTGGGCTTTCTGACAAGGTAAGCGATGTGTAGGTCAGGCCATTGGCGAAAGTTTGCAGAGCCCCATCAATGAAAACCCGGATCTGGTGAGTCCCTTGACCGTTTAAACGTACTTCTCGCCACCGCTTACGAGTATTGGGCGCTCCCCCTGTCGTTTCCGAAGTCCTCCACCGCATAGGCACATTCTGCCCAAATGTTGGGTTGAACCGGAAAAGTGCCTGGGAAGTAGTCGATACCGTTGGAGTGAACGTAGCGTTGAATTCGCTCTCAGATATAGCAAAATTAGACTGGTTGGCAGGGTCATTGGTTGGGTCAATGGTTAATAGCGCGTAACACTCCCCGGTGCTTGAAACATGCACATCTGTTGGCTTGAACCCCAATGTTGTGACTGGATAATTTGGCAAGACAAAAGCCAAATTCAGAATACCAAGGTCCACGCACCAGCATGGATTCCCTTGGAAATCATTGGTTGGACTGTTCACAAAATAAAGATAATATTTATTCTGCCAAACGAAACTCCTAGCCTCATAGATAAGGCCCGAAAGCGGCTTGTCTTTGGCTGTAACAACCCCAAATCCATCTGCCGCAGGGATTGGGTTCATCCCAATATCCAATAATGCCCCATACGATGAAGTGTGATCAGTTGTAAACCACCAGAAATTCTGTGGAGTTATCCCACCCATAAATGAACTAGGTTGTGTCATAAGACGGTATGGAATAAAACGCTCGGTGATACTTGAAGCGTCCATACCCCTAATCATCATAAGCCCACGTTTAGCTAAATATACAATATGCTCTCCAACCACCTTGGGAGAATATGGGGCTATGCATCCATCAGCCATCAACTGGGTCATGTTGATTTGCCCTGGCAGGAAACCATCCAAACGGTATACTCCGTTCTCACAGAACACATAAACGCCACCACCATAGACAAGCAACGCTTGCGGAGGGAAGGCAAAAGATTGGCTGTAGATCGCAGGCCATGCGTCAGGGAATCCGGTGGGTGTCCAACGAACCAAATTCCCATCAATCATGAACATCATACCATTATAGAGTTGTGGGTAATATCCATCATTAGGCGGTGGCTGGAATGATACTGTCCCTCCAGTTGTGATATCTGGATAAAATGTTGGGATATCTTCGCCTAACCCAGTAACTCCTATAGTATCGGTATAAGATAGTGAACTAATCGGTTGTTGGCTCACAAAAACAAAACTCGTGCCAGCATCTCCAGCACGATAGATGTTCCAATATTTATAATATGCATTGTTTGGGATGTCAGATAAAGTAATAGTGACCGGCGTTGTTCCAGATGCTTGTGGAGGGGTGAACACATTAATAAATGCAGGATAGAATAATATCCCAAGAGAATCATTATAATAAATAGCCAATCCCTGCATGGTAGTTACAGGCGAACTAGTGATATTAATAATGTCTTGATCAACCCCAGCAAATGCTGGTGAAAATGTGTCAATTTTACTGGCTGCCAAAGCTATAGTATTGAGTGCCCCCGGATAGGTCGGTATAGCCGTGAAGGAAGACGATACAGATTCAGACATGATAATGATCTGACCAACTGATGCAGGGCTTGGGTTTTCCCACGATAATGGCGCTGTGACATTGATCGGGTTATAAGTTATCCCAGTGTTATTAACCGTTGGAAACGCAGAAACAGTTGGGTATCCCCAAGTTGCATAATCATTGATGTCCTGGAAATAGGTTGCATTACCTGACAAAATGCCAACAACCTGGTAGGTAGTTCCATTATATCTAATAATGACATATCCAGTTGCCCCATTAACCCCATTCCAGGCAAGCCCAATTGCACTCGCAGAAGCTACCGTTACCAGGAGTGAGGCTGATGCCTGCGTCGTAATTGGGAGAAGGTTTGGGTAGTCATAGAAAGTTGTGACCGCTCCGCGACAAGCACACACTACATAATGATATGTGCCAGCAGGGACGCCTGTGGGATAAGCTGAATTAATACCATCAGTCACCAACCCTGTTGGCTGAGCTAACGCATAAGGGATTGTAAATGAGTATGGGGTATTGGTTGGATCGTTCCCAAAAACCAACTTCATACCATTAACCCACCAAGGGTAATTGGTTGGGTTGGTTGAAACGCTCAAAACGGCATCTGCTCCGGAATAGGTTAGACCAACGATATTAAGTACAGGGAATAAGGATGATTCATATGTATTTGCTGTGTATTGTGTAGCATTGCTGTAAAACCCATCTGCCACAGGATTTCGTGTGATGATTCTTACAAAAGATGAATTTACAGTATTAGAGATTGGGCTTGGGCCGCTTTCGTCTATCATGGTTCCAACGTCACGAACATACGTATATACGTAGGTCAATGGGTTAAGCGGCTGATAGTTAACGGCATATGCGCCAGAAGCAGAACTAGACCCAGAATCAGTGACTGTGGTGGCCCCAGAGCCTAATGTGAATAGAGTTTGTTCCTGCCCAAGTGTCCGACCAAAAATGATATAACCGGTTACAGCATACCCTGCTGCACCTTGGACTGGATGCCAACCCAAGGTGATGGCCCCTGTGGAAATATTTGAACCACCGACCTGAGGGATATTGATCAACACTGAACCGGCTGGAGGCATAACCTGACCGTTGATTACCGCTGAAATGCGATATGAATACTCTCCAGTGCCCAAATAGCCTCCAGTGTTACTTTCTGTGGCCGTGAAAGAGTTTGGAGTGTAACTTGTCGTTGCAGTCACAGAAGGCGGGAGTAGTGGGACTGGAGTGCCCAACTGAGCCTGTATCCCATTGACGATCTTTTGAGGAGGCAAATGGCTAGTAGTGTATGTCCCGGCTGGAGACAGGATAGATTCTGTAAAATAAACACGGGTTTGTGTATTAATATATTCTGCCGTATATGTTCTATACAACGCAGAAAAGAACCAATTGTTTTTAAATTCCCATATACATGTTGTTCCAGCAGGGATCCCACCAGATATACCGATATATGGCTCAGGAAACTTAAACGGATGCAGACTCCCAGAACGTAGATCAATATTGTCAGCCAATACGATATATCCTTCAGGAGTCAATCGCTTGTCGGTAACAACATTCAAACCTTTTGAAAAATCGATCTTATAAGTTTTCATCTATGCCCCCGCGCGTATAGCAATCATCATGAATTGTAATCCAGCCGCAACAGGGGTTACCCCATGGAAAGATTCAGAAATCCAAGACATTCCGACAGCGTTTTGCACTTGGAATGTCATACCTGTTGCATTCCCATTCTGGGGGGATATCCATGCATTCTGAGTTGCGAAGGCAATACATTCAGATGTTTGCACTGGAACTCCATTAGAATAAGAAAAATTCGTTGCAGCCAGGATGATCGGTATCCCAGGGCTTCCTGCTGGACCCGCTGGCCCATAGTTAAAAGCCATATTCGATCTTATGCTTGGAGTAATTACGGAAGCCAGGGAATTTTCTACGGTTTCTGTGATCAGCCCATAGATAGCTTGCTGGAAGTTATAAAGATCCAGCATCGTTGCCATTGCGCTGCTTTTTGAAGTGATTGTTGGAGGAACTTGGAATGGAGTATTGCCATCTGCAGTCATGATGCCATTCGCCCCTGATATTGCTCCAGACACAGTTCCCCCCCCAAGAGAGAACAAGCCGAAAGAAGTCTGTTCCCCGGAGCCAATCAAAATCCAATTGGTATTCCCGGAATTTCTAGAGAAATAAAGGCTGGTATCGCTCTGCGCCCAAATACTGCCCGCTCCACCGAATCCCGTCAATCCTGCCGGGTCTTGGGAAGACGGACTCACATAATTATAAGCAATCGTTATTGCCATTATGCCCCCGGCTTAAAAGCAATAATAAGGTAATTGATTGGAGAAGGCAAGTTATATGGGGAATTTGCTGTGGTATAATAGGCTGTCCATTGCATCCCCTTCGTATCATTTTGTGTCAAAGTGAAGTTCAAGGCTAAAGAGCCAGACATGTTTGTCACATAGCTGATAGACGCAAATCCGTAACAATCTGAAGCCTGAACTATCGTTCCATCTGCATAAGTCAAACCCAATGTCGGAATTAGCGTATTCAGATTAATGATTGTATTGTATGTAGCAGCAGGCCCAGTAATACCAATATGAAACACCATATTTGCGTTTAAGCCAGAAGTTGGGATATTTGATAAAGAATTGTTAACTGTGTTCTTGATAACGGTTAAGAAATACGTTTCAAGCGCCTGTAAATCGGCTAGTGAAGCAATAGGGCTATTTTGGGCAAGAGATTCCGGAGGCACAGCTATGGGGGTTAAGCCATCTGCTGTCACGAGAGATGATCCTGTGATCAGCCCATTCATGGCCCCTCCAGATGAAGCCAACATGCCAAGGCCAATCTGATCACCATAGCCCATAGGAATCCATGCAGTATTGTTATAATTTCTTATTAAATAAAGGCTGGTGTCTGTTTGATACCAAATATTGCCTTGGCCAAACTGACTGGTAGGCTCACCCATGCTATTATAAAATGTTCCACTCGCCATTATTCCAACAAGATTTGATAATTGGTATACCCCTATGCCTCCAGGAATCCCCGAAATCTGCCACAGGATATAAGTTGGATAAGCAACAGTGCCACCCGAAAAGAATTGCCCTGGAAGAATCGGCAACGCAGAAGCGACAGTAACGGACACAGTAGATCCCGAACATGATGCGGTCAGAGGGTATACGCCAGATGGATCTGATCCGGATGGACTTTGGTAGATATACCCTAGTTGATCTAATGTTGGCATGTTGGTTTATCTCAAGCCGTTGGTTTGATTGCTATTACAATATAATTCATCACAAGGGTATAATACCCACCAGTTGGAGTTGGGTAAATGTAAGCTGACCAAGTCATACCATTACTACCATATTTAGGGGCACAGATAGTATAAGGTGTGTTTGTTCCAGTCCCGGTGATCCCCCATCCGGCAATCGTAGCGAAGCCAAAACAATCAGAGGGCTGCACCACAGTACCATCTGGGTAAGTCATACCCGTTACCGGGATTGTTGACCACTGGACCGCCCCTAGCCCTGCTGTCCCTATTTGCCCATAGCCAAAAGCAAAATTGGACTTAATGCTTGGAGCGCCAATTTCTTGGATAGAAGCATTGACTTCTGTATTGATTTGTCCAGAAATGGCTTGGCTCAAATTGTTTAAGTCAGCTAAAGTGGCGGCTCGGCTATTTTTGCTGATCACATAAGGTGGTGCAATGAACGGCGTTTGTCCATCGGCAGTCAAAAGCCCTGATGCTCCCGCAACTGAAGAAGTCAACGCGCCCCCAGACCGGGGGAGAAGGCCAAGGTAAGCGTTTGATGTGGTCCCAAGCAGATTCCATGCTGTATTGCTAGCGTTTCTGTTGTATAGTTTCTTGTCATAAGTATTGAAAAGCAGAGAACCTGTGCCTGCCAATCCAAACGATGAAATTGTAATTTGCATCGTTTCGCTAACGACAGGAGGGCCACCAATGCTCAAAACATAAGTGCCAGCGCCCCCCGTCCCAGTCGTCCCACTTGTCCCATAGGGCATAATGGCTGCGCCAACAGGCATATTAGCCCCTAATACAAGTTGACCCGGCAATATTGTGTTAGAGGCTGATGTCACAGCAAGAATATTATTGCCAGATCCCGGGAAGGATGCTACCACAGAAAATGTTGCAGATGGGCTAAAATAATCTGGATCAGGTTGCGCACCATTCAAGAGTATATATATCCCAGCAATAGAGATCATAGACTCACCGATTTAGATTGCAAGAGTTTGACAAAGGTATCCATATACATCTGTGCAGTCCCCAGAGAAGTTGTGTCGCTCTGGTCCAAGGAGAGGAGCCATGATGCTGCCGCATACTTGATATATTGCTGGACTCTATCCGGTATCCTATTGTCCACATAGTCAGTTGGCAAAGACAATAGAGCAGGCTGTTGAACATAACCAACAGTAAGATAGCCATTTAGGTTGTTTGAAGTTTGTTGTGGAAATGGTTGCGGGAATACCAGGATTCTGGATGAATCATAAAAATCCCAACGTTGGGGCACACCAAAAGTCGTTCTCCAGTTCGGATTATTAACTTCTTCTTGTTCAAGAACGGTTTTGGCTAATGACACTGTTGCGTTGCTAAACGGAGGGGCAGCAGGCCATGATGCATAATTGACTTGCCCATACCCAAAAAGTGCAGTTTTTATTTCAATGTAGTCAGTTAAGTCATAACTGGTTACATTGTCTGGATACAAACCGTAAAGTGAAAATGTGACCCATGTTGGCACCATTATACCATTTTGGTCTCCAACATAACTTGGAGTATGCGTATATGCAGCACCATTGTAGGTCTGTGGGATAATTGCATCTGTATAGGTATAACCCATCATGGTGCACATTTCTTTGATACCAAAATTGATGGCATCATTTAATTGTGCAACGCTGAATCGCGTTCCAGAAAAATCACCAAGCAAAGCCTGAAGGTCTGCTTGGACCTGAGACAACTGATAGTTGAAAACAGGAATCGACATTTAGTTTGGTCCAGGTAACAATGTTGGGTTATAAGCGAATGGGAAGTAACGATTGCCACGGCCACCAAACAGAGGAGCGCGGAATTGGGAAGAACCCCCAAGGCCCAACGATCCAAGGGCTCGTAGGCCACCCTTGAGCCGTTCGTATTCCATACGTCTATTTTCACTCAAGATTAAGTTTTGTTCCTTGCCGGGGACAGCAAGCCAATCGGCCAGAGCTAGGTTCACGATAGCATCCCTGGCTTCATCCGGCATGTTCAACACAATATCTGCGATATCACCTATGGGAGTAGCTGAATAGGTTACCTCAATAGCTGTAGGATAGCCTTGTGTTGGGTAAAGGTCAATAATGGTCCCAGCATATTGAGCGAAGGTAGGATTAGCCGCTATCAAACCGCCAATGACACCGATGGTAGTTTGCATTTGCCCAGATCGCTGCGACCATGAATTTGATTGCGTTATATTGTTCATGGTAGGGCCAGAAGTCAGACTGGAATTCCAAGATGATTTTGGCCGATTGGTATATACTTGTTGAGTCTGCCAATTGATCTGATTAAGTGTATCATAATTCTCAAGCGGAGTCAGACTCCAGTTCGAGCCATTAGATTGCAATACATCACCACCCTTGCAAAGTAGCGTCCCTGTAGCCACAGTCCCCTGATAAACCAGGAAGAACCCTCCATTCACCACGTTTGCGGCAGATGGGACCGGGTTGGAGGACATTGCCGTGGAGGTTCCAATAGTCCCCAAGGAAGCATTGGATAGACCGTAAGTCCCGGCCCCACCAGTCCCAGTGAATCCTCCAGTTGGGGCCATGGCAGAGATGTAGGGGGGCGCGGTTCCAGCATAGGATGGGGCAGTAATGTATTGGCCCAACCCCAACGCCCCAGTAGGGCTAGGAGACGCCAATACGGTCAAGGTGGTCCCAGTGGCCGTGGCATTGAAGGTAGCATTCCCTGTGGCAAAGACCCAGCCCTGGAAGACCCCGATAGCAAAAAAAGGCAACGTGACCGTTCTCACCTGAAGGACGCGCAAAACTTCGGCTGCCGTCTTCTGCGCTGGGACAGGATTGATCCCACTCAAATAATCCGGAGTCGATCCATCCCAAGTGGTTGGGAGAATAAGCTTGTTCAGATCCGAAGGCTGTAGATAATTTGGCAAACCAGCATTCCAATAAGGAATCTGGCTGGTCAACATGATTTCATTACAATTGCTCCCCAGTGGGTATACAGTCGTAATGACTTGACCCAGGAATGACTCACGAAAACATCGTTTCGCAGCCTCCTGGGTCAACCGTTCTGCAAGCCCAACATCAAGGTCAGGGCGCATCAACGAAACGCGAATGACAAGTTCCCTGACTGTGAAATTGCTCATGCTTTATCCTTTGGGGGACATACTGTCCGCCCTCGCTTTAATCACCAAGGCAGTCTGGGCCTGCAAAATCTGAAGGATCAAATCCCTGCGACGAACTCCCTTCAAATCATACTGTCGGCCGATAGTCTGGAGCTGGCGCATATTGCATCCTTCCAGTTCGCGCTCGGTATAAACCTTACGGAGTTCCTCTCCCTCTTCTCCATCTACAGTGATAGTGAAATCGTCTTTCTCATCCATAACGAGAGTAAATTCCGGGCTGGTCCCTTCAGATCGCATCTTGGCCTGATAATACAAGATGTCCCACTTTGCGCGAGGATCAAGGTTGCGCAGGAATGACCGGCCAGACCAGTTATTGATGATCTCTCGGCACGATCTGCATTCAAGCTGAATTTCTTTGGGAGGGAATAGGGTTTCTACAGAAATGCTGCCTTGGGCCATGGTTTAAACCTCATTGAAGTTGTAATGGGAATGGGTGCGGGGGCCGTGCCACGAATGGTCTTAGGCCCCCGCGAGAGTTTTGGTTAGGTCAGCACGACCGAGAATTCCACCAGAAGCCAAGGCTTGGTGACCAGGAACCCGAAGAAGTTCTGGCAACGGGTGCCAATCCCGAACTTGTTCGGAAGGATGATGTCAGCCTGGACATTGGTGAACTTGGTGGCCATGGTCACAGCTTCGGGATGACCCGCAACTGTGAGGTAAGGCGATGCGGTGGTGCCAGCACCAGGAACGAACGGGCTCTGAAGGACATTGAACCCATTGATGTAGGCAAGGAAGCCTTCATAAAGAGCGCCCTTCGGGGTTCCGGCATTCAAGGCGTAGAAGGCCGGGTTCATGGTCAATCCAAGCCGCATGGCGGGGTGGATAACCAGATACCGATCTTCCCAAGGCGCGACATCAATACCGTTACCGGCACCGATATCAAGGAACTGCGAAGCCTGGGCCACATAGGTCACGGCGTTGGTGTTAGGCTGCGAGGTAGAAATACCACTCTGCCAAGCGGTCGTAGCGCCAGTCGTAATCGTGATCACGTTTGCAGCAGAAGCATAAATCGAACCAAGAATGGTCGATTCAATAGCCATACGCAGCTTGTTGATCATTTCGTTGATCAGCGCACCTTCCATATCAACATCAATCGCAGAGCGATCAATATCGGTCACCCAGTATGCGCCGTTAAACGCATAGTTGATTACCAACTGGAGGGCGGAAGCCTGAATGCTCTGCCAGTTCACATCGCCATCATTGGTGGCCGCGCTGACAACCACATCAGGAATCTGACGCAGGTTGACCGTGGTGCCAGGGCCAAGGATGTCACCCTCCCAGTTCGTATTGCACATGTAGTTGGTGATACTACCGGCATAAAACTTCTGGATGAACTGCAAGGGGTAGATTTGGGGTTTAAAGGCAGAAAGATTATTGTAAGAACTGCCAACGATATTGCCAGCCATGTTAGTTCTCCTTTACTCAGTCACGGGGTTGGTGTAGGGAATGAGAGACGAAGCGAGGAAGCCAACGTCAATCACAGCGCCCGTGGCAGCGGCAGTCGTTCCAAGAGTGACCAGGAGATAATCAGAAGCGGTAGGATACCACTTCCAGGTGGTCGCGGCGGAAAGAGTAACGCCAGTGGCGGCAGTAGAGAAGTTGCTAATATACTGGGTCGCAGAACCGGAGTCTCCCACACTAACGGTGCTAGAAGCAGCACCGGCAGTAATGACATACATCCAGACAGCGATCACAAACGCGCCCTGGTCGATGACGTTGGTGCGAACCACATCACCAGTAGCAGGGGTAAGACCGTTCCAATCGGGCGAGTTCTGGACAGTGAAAGCCCTACGCCGAATCCTGGTCGGCGGGCCTTCCCAAAGCTGTTCAGCCCGGTTATTCATATAACCGGCATTGGAACCCGTAGTCAGCGGAATGGTAAGATCCGTAACAGGGTTAGACATTGTTTCTTCCTTTCATTGGTTATTTGGGGGCTAGACGTTCAAATCGGGCCATGAAATCCTGAGCTTCCGCTGCCTTCTGTTCTCGAACTTCCTTTGAATTTTTCAGGTTAGTCGCTTCACGCATCAAACCATCCATGATCTTCTGGGCATTCCTGATCTGGTCAGCGGAAAGAGGAACTTCCGGCTGAGGAGGAACGATCTTGACGGGCGCAGCCCCAAGGGAGCGCGTAGCAAGATCCCCCGGCTTAGGTTGCCGGGCTGGGGTTGCAGTAGGGGCCAGGGATGACTTGAATTGGTTAATCACCATTGCAACGAAGAATGGGGTATGGGCGAATGGGTTTCCGATAGCTTGCATGTATTCCGCAGGCATCTGGTTTGCCCACTCGGCAAGGGCATGGCCCTTGGACCCTTCGGGCAGATAGTCCTGATAATCCGGGACTAGCCTGACGAAAGTCTCATTCCAGTTCTGCTGGCGAGCCATCGCCTGCTCATTGGCAAGGGCCTCTAGGCGGGTCTTCTCCTGGTCACGAATCGACTGGATTTCCGCCTGGTGCTTTCGTTCAAGAGCGGCAAGGCTTTCTTGGGTTCCCTGACTGAAACGCCGGAAGCGATCAGCGATGACGGGATCCAAATAAGCTAGTTCTTCGTCTTCTTCAGGCCGATAAACCGGAGGAGGCGGGGGCGTGTTCTGCTGCTTAATGGTCGTAGCCATCTCTGCGAGCATTTCCCGAAGCGTCTTCAACTCGGCCTTGGTGGTTTCCTGCTCTTCTTTCAACCTATTCTGCAATGCCGCTGCCTTCTGGAGGGCCGGGGTGAGCGCCTGTTGGGCTTCACGATAGCCTTTTTGCAGTTTGGCAAGTTCTTCAGCACTGATGATTGGGATGGTGGGAGGGGTAGGTTCTGCGACTACCGGCTCGGCAATTTCAGCCGGAGGGGTAGGGAGTTCAATAACAGTTTCAGACAACGCGGTAGCTGGATCAATTTGTCCGGCTTCAACTGGCACAGGAGGTTCAGGAGTTGATTGGCCCGGCTGGACAACCTGGGTATTCCCCTGGTTGATTTTAGCCAAAGCTTCTTCCAATTCCCTCTGCCTACGCTGGGCATCGTGGTTGGGAACGCGCTTTAGGGTTGTAGGATCATATTCAGTTACTTGCGCCACGGTAATCTCCTATCAGGCTCCAAAGGAGTTGCTGACATGCTTGGTTGAGGGGTTAAAAGCACAGATATTTCTTTTATTGCATCGATACGACCCTGGTTGAAAGTGACAGCCGTTTGGTCGCCAAAAGCTATTTCCAGTTCGGACCTGCATCCTTCACGATAACGATTAAGCCATTCGCATAAGATATCCCCAAATTCAGTCCCACGCATAGTCTGAATCTTATTCATCAACTGTTCCGCCGTAACTTCCTCAAATCGTCTCATCGCTTACGCCCCCTATGAGTGGTTGCGGGTTTATGCGGTCGGGATGGGGCAGGAGAAGGAGCGGATTCGCCTTCCTCTTGGCCAGGGACAGGGATGGCAAGGTGAGGGTGGCGCTCAAAGGTATTATGGGCAGGCTCAAAGGGACGATTGCCCATTTCATGGCCCATCTGGCTGGCTTCATTAAGATTGCCAAGATGCGCCATATGGTCTTCTTCGGCCATTGCCGCCTTGATCTGCGGGGTATTGATGTTATAGATGTCGTTGGAAAGCTGCATATAGGCCAAACGGAGCGGGCTATTTTCAGGAGCTTCCTTGACCAATTCGATAACGGCATCCTTAAGCGGCATTTCGGCCCGCAGTTTCGGCTGGGCCTGGGTAGAAGCATCAATACCAGCTTGGTAGGCAGCGTTCTTCTGCTCTGCTTCCAGTTCCTTTTGCTGGTTAGCCGCGAATTCGGAGTCAGAATAAACCAGATCCTCACTAGCAAGACCAGACCAGCGCAGATAGCTGTTGAAGAAATTGGACATCTTCAACCGCTTGATCTGGTCCGGGAGGTTCCCAATATTCTGGAGCAAGAGTTGCATGGCTTCGGTCAGGGATTCACGGGCCAATAGACCACGAGTCCCATGGGCCGTAACGCGATAGGACCCCTTAATAGCAGGGTCTTTGGAAAACATCTGGAAGAACCGAATCTTCTTCTGAGTGCTGGGAACAATATAGTTTGTTTCGATATTGTATACAGCAGTCTTCAGAGTAGTCAGAGCATTGTTCCATTGCAGATTTGCTCCGCCGAAAGTCCGGTTATGGGCTCCCTCGGTAGAACCATTCAGGAACTTGGGGAGGCCGGTCTGTTCATCGGCAAGCCGTTCCTCATTCTGCTGGACTTCCAACATCGCCTGGAAATTATATTCCGGCAAGAAGAAGTCAATGGGCTTCGTGGTAATTCCAACTTTCCCGCGAACGCCCCAAATCTTACGAGGTTTGATTTCTAACACAGTGAGAGGATCGGCCAATTGGTCCACGTCAACTACCATTTGGGGGGCAATAGACATAGCCATTGCGTCCATCAGCGCCCGTTCACACCCTTGGATGCCATCGTGTTGGTCAAACATCATTTCTGCAACACCAACACCCCAAATCGTGTTAGTCGCCACAGAATATGGAACAAAATAGAACGGCAACCGTTCATTGTGAAGTTCACTTATCGCAACCTTGATTACCTTATTCCCCATAACCCAAATTTGGGCTACAACACGTTCGTTCATTTGTGCTTCGGTAATACCCTCGGCTCCGCCATCTGCGAGGTCTTTACCTGTTAGGTAACCCCACCACTGGAAGCAAACGAAACGCCCATTAGGCAGCGTTTGCTGAGGTTGCTTGTTTAAAGAGTTGACAGCCGTTTCCCAATAGGTGGGTTCCCAAATACCATTGGGGTGATCTTCCAAGATTTGTTTAATTACATCCTTGTCAAAAGTATCATCCTCCAGCAGGCCCATCACTTGGCCCTTGCCGAGTTGCATTCGCCAGATCATGAACCGGGCCATTTCTACAGTGGACGCGCCGGGATCAGGGTAAACATCAAGCGGGCAAATACGCTCCATCTGGGGAAGATACTCATCAAACATCCCCATATCGATCATCTGGCGCATGGCCTTGTTGTCAAAAGAGGGCTTGGCTGAAGGCATCCAGGTCGGGCTATCTTCCTCGGAATCCTCAGCCGGGTCTTCCGAAATCTCCGGGTTGCGGGCAGCCAGCGGTCCCATCATGACCCCGGTCCCAAAGACCACCAAATCCCACAAAAACAGGAGGAGTTTATCCCCCATACGGGTGAAATCATCACCCTTTTTGAGCTTCGCGGTCAGTCGGTCAGCCTTCTTCCCTGCCGCCTGGAAAAGCGTATCCCGAATCTGATCTGGGGCCATCCCCTGCTGAAGTAATCCCCAGGCTGTCTTGGGGTCAATCGCTTCCGGGTCCGGGTCGATCGTGAACGGGTCGAGCCCCGGGGGGCACATGATTGGCATCAGCAAAGCGACTGCGGTTTGCAGTTTCGGTCTAGTACTATTTACAGCGGCTTGGCTAGTCGTGGTATTTGTATCACCATCTATTAGGTAATATGCCCTGCTATTGAACAATGCACGCAAAAAAACCTGTTGCTCTTGATACAATCGGCTTGATGCAGCAGCCTGGAAATCCCTCATAACCTTAGCCGCTAACCCTCCTTCTTCGCCAGTAGCTCCATAACCCTCAACAACCGAGGGGGGGGCGCTACCATCTGGGGTCATAGTTAGCCCTTTGGCCATTCATATATCTCCAAATATATAATGCGATCGGCTAGACTGGCCGTCAATAGGGATATAGGTATATTTTGCCCATTGACTTAGCAAACTATTTTTATTACAATGCTGTAGAGGTAATATATGAGAAAGAATTCACCAACCCCCGAGTCAGACGCAAAACGGTTTTGGGCCAAAGTCGCCAAGGGAGATGGAAACGAGTGTTGGTTATGGACTGGATCCCTAGTTGGGAATGGCTATGGCCATTTTATTGTCCGGGATAGATTTGTTTATGTCCATAGATTCTCTTATGAGATCACAAATGGTCCAATCCCTCACGGCATGTATATTGACCATATTTGCCATATCCGTAATTGTGTTAATCCAAAACACATGAGACTAGCAACCTGGGCGGAAAATTGTCATAATATGAAAATAAAAAAATCAAACAAATGCGGCTTGAAGGGAGTATACTATCATGGAGGTAATAAAAATAAACCATGGATGGCCCAAATAGTAGTTGGGTGCAAACATATATACCTAGGTCTATATAGCACAAAAGAAGATGCCCATAATGCGTATTGTGATGCCGCTGTTAAATATCATGGTGAATTTGCTAATTTTGGTTAAAGGCCAAGACGCCGATTGACGGGGACCCATTCCACAATTTTTGGGGCAGGTCGGATTTTGCTAATGCCTGGGGCTCTGGCTTCATCCAACGCCATAATCGCATATCTCAAGCTATCGATCAGGTCATCATGCCGCTCCGTAACCTTTACCCTGCCGTCTTTTGATTTAACCATCCTATAGCTTCCCATTTGTTTCAATAGCTCTCTGCATGTTGAGAAAACGAATAACCTTTTCTCAGCTATGGCTTGGTTAATCATATTAATGCTATCCAGGACTGAACCAGGTTTTGCGTTGGCGTTAGATACACTAATACCTTCTTCTTGATACATATCGAACACCCGTCTGCCATCCGTTATAGCCCTTTGGTGACTATGGGGATCAATCTTGAAATCTATATCTCCCCAAGACCGCAACGCTACCGAATGGACCCCAGGCAGATTACCAGACCGTAAGTATTCTTTATATACATATATGGTCGGTAGTTCTTCTTGTGTAACATATTCAAGGGCCAAGGCTACTGCTGATGTCCCATGGTCCATACCCACGTCCATTCCCCCAATCCTGGGCCACATTGGCTCTATCTCGAACGGATCACAAGTATAATCATCTCTGCTGAAAGTAAACAACCTACCCTCCCCTGCTCCAGATCGGCCATACAACCTACTTTCCTGCATCCATAGCGGCATAGTCTTCTTATGCATTTCAATTTCAGCAGGGTCAATGGTTTTATTGTCTTCCATATGAAATTCATAATGGCTACAATATTCAGAGTCCATCTTGTCCAACATTTCAAGAAGTTCTGGTTCTTCATCTTTGGGATAATAAGACATGATGATAAACCCCTTGTTGTCGATTAGACGCATCTGGACTTCAACAAACACATCTACCTGGGGCTGTTCGTCAAACCACGCCACCTTCCAAGCAAATCCTTGGAACTTGGATGCACCCTGTTCCCTAACCATGAATTCAATACGACAAACTCCACCAGATGCATGTTTGACAAGAACCCAATCAAGGCATCCATTAGTCCCCTGTCTCCAAGCATAGTCGATAATAAGCTCTTTTGGGATGTATCCAGTTCCTATTTCATGAGGTTCTCCCATCAGTTTCACCTGAGCTGATTTACGCATCTGTTCCGTGCTGATTGAAATAACACCATAGATATAAGCTTCAGTGAACTGAAGTCCCTGCCACCATTCCGGATAAATGCCAGTTATGTGGCAAGCCATCGTGAAAGCGCAGCATTCCGACTTACCACCACGGTTACCACCCCTCAAATCAACAATCTTGTGTTTATCGGCATGAACTGCGATTTGATGGTCTTGTGGCTGGTATCTATATAGTTTGCTTTCCTGCTTCTTTTTCAGCAGGGTTTCGATTTGCTCTACCGCAGCGTCCGCCTGGGGCAAAGACATCTTATCCACCAAGGCATCAATTTCTTCTTCGGTCAGCTTTCGCTTAGGTTGGTCAGACACTTGCGACTCCCTGTGGATAAAGTATCATAACCTTAAGCCGATTCCCGGCTGAAACTGCCCAATTCCGGGCGCAATCCTGAAAGCACAGGTGCCATCCATGAAGACCGTCCCCGAAATTCTGAAAGTTTCCTACCACCGCACCATCGGCACTGGCACTATCCAGACCCCTGGGCATTCCACTCTCGCTGAAGCTGCGGTCGTTGTCCCGCCCAGCGCCATCGCGGACGGCCCTCACGGAGAGGTGCTTGGTGAACATGTCGATCAGATGGAAGGCCATGATAAGATCCTTGACGCTCATGCCAAGGAAGGCCATCTTGGCACCCATTATACCCATGTCCATCACGAGACTACCGAGAAGTCCGGTTCTGTTGGGATCACCCATCCCGATGAATACAACTACAACGAGATGGGTCACCCGCATGAGTTGCGTGGCGATGGTGCTCGTCACAACCCCCATAATCCCAAGCATCAGCATCACAGCCGGAGCTATAAGACTCCGCACGAATAAAGGAGATTCATGCCTCTCGCTCCTATCAATGTGACTCCCCGCCTTTATCCTCATAAGTTCAAGCCCCCTTATCTTCAGGGCGATGACCGAGGAGGGGCAGTCGCACACCAGAACATTACCGTAACGAACTGTGAAACCGGAGTGACCTTCACTTGCCATGAGGCCGAACCGGCCTCCCGCAACCCGTATGATCCGGTTAACATCAAAGGGGCCTATCTGAAGCGGGTAGAAAAGGAACGGGAACAGGTCAAGACGATGAACCCCAATTCCCCCAATACCTAGGGAACGAGTTCCCCCCGAATATCCCCCGCTTCGGCGGGGGTTTTTGTTTCTAGTCTGCATTTTGGTCCTCAAATTCAGGAACCGCAGGGGGAACATCCTTGACTACTTCTACGTCGATAAATTCAGATATAGCTTCTCCACGTAGCAACATCTTTAGTTTTCGCTTGATTTCTGCTTCGTTTTTGTTATCCAAGTTTTCAGTTTGGATAACCTTCTTTTCGCGGAACTTTTCTGACTGGAGGGCGGCTCGTTTCATTAGGAAGGTGCTTTGAAATTTTATTACGGCAAGCTCAGATTTTGCCGCATCAGTCGGTAACCCCATAACCAATTCTTGAGCCTGATCCATGAAGGTATGCGCTTGTATCGCTTCCGCTGTCTCCACTTCTCTACGGAAATCCGGATAATACTGCAACCATTTTGCAATTTCCAGCATAGTAGGTGTTCCGTTTACCCCACGGCAAATATCCCGCAACGTTTTCCCTTCAGTGATTGCCCAAGGGATATATTGCATCATATGGTATCTATTCGCAGGCTTATCCTGAATACGATATATTTCTTCTCTGGCATCAGCTTTGATTCTGTGCAGGATCCCAGAAAAGGTTTTATCAGATAGAACTCCTCCGGATGATTCTCGTGATTTCAAGATGAAGTCTTTGTCCACAGTATATTTCATCCCAGGGGATGGGCCTAACGCACCATCTGGCGGTTCAGGGAGATCATTCCGGAGCAACGGCTTTGCCTTGGGGACTCCCACCTGGATCACCATCGGAACCCTCTCTAGGGGGTGCTGGGGGATGCTCCCAATGACAATCCCCATCTCGTCTGCCATGGCGAAAATATCCTCCCGGTTGAACCCACGGCCTCCTCCCGGCTTCCCGTTTGCATAGATGTCATTATGCAGGTGAGCAGGGAGTTCCCCACAGATCCAATCACAGCTATAGGCATTAATGTTTGACAGGTTACCCGTGAATATTTCAGGAGGATGCTTAGGGTTTCGCTTTGCTGCTTTCCAATACTGTTTACCAATAGTGCTGGCCAATGCCTGGGTCAGGTAAGGGAGATGCCCCCTTAAAAAGGCTATTCGTCTGATTTTGCTTGTTTCTTGAATTGGCAACTGGATATGCGGCTCTTTCTCGTCGTACTCCCTCAAGAGTGGCATGATATCCACCAAGTCACGGATTACAAGGAATGTGATTTCCTTCAGCGCAGATTGGACCAGTTCTTCTTCACTCGCCGCCTCTGGGAGCGGTTCTCTCAATAGGGCTCGGCCATCCGATAGCAGTATATTCGCTTGGCCGTCCTTCTTTTGAACCGTCAAATACGGTGTTCTGTAAAACTGATAGTAATCCACGGTCATACTCCCTTGAGTCGTTGTAAGCGATTAAATCCGCCTTCTTTGCGAGCAAAGCAACACCATTCCGCATCCTTTTCCTAATAGCCCTTAACACTACTTGTTGAGTATCTTTGTCTAATGACGCAGGTATTCCTGGTAACACTTCAAATGCTGAATGGACATTGCTTTTGAACCCTCTCACCTTTGCCACGCCCACCAATAGGGCCTTTCCGGGTCTATTCCCTAAAACAAGGCCCATGATCCAAACAAGATGTCCACCTTGGTCGCTTTCTACACAAAGAGGCAATTTTGGATAAAGGTCAATCCCTTGAAGATCCCACCCATGATAAAAGAAAGATGATCCTTCAGAGAACGAATCAACGGCCCTAATGAATGAAGCCGTGTCCATAATTGGCCCATCAAACAAATCTGGCGGCTTCAGCATCATTCTCTCCACAAACAAAAAGGACGGAGTTTGGCTCCGTCCCTATGATGGGTCAAATATGCTATATAGGCAAGATGTGCCTAACTTGGGTCGTGGTGAATGTGTTCTCGTTTAAACTTTGGTCTACTCCCCACATTGATTTCCTTGAAAAGCTTCATGTCTTTTACATAAACAGATAACCCATAGGGCGGAGCATATTGAACATTCCATTCTTCATCACTACATGAATAAACCATTATTCTGTGGAGATCCATACTTAAGTTGGCCATCACCCTAGCACAATACGATTCCATCTCTTCTTTATCTTGGGCTGCATAGCCGCAAGATTCAATACCATGGGAGCCTATCAATTTAATAAGATACATATTAATCCTCCCACAGATATCGTTTAAACATAAACACCCCGACTGAAACAGCAATGCCGTGCCATGGGCCAATCCCAAGACCATAGCCCACAAGTGCCCCGGATGCAGACATAATCAAACAACCACACACAAAATCAATCATTTCAACATCTCCTTCCAGTTTGGAGGAGGAGGTTCAAGCCCAGCCATCCATCGAGTGCGCCCTTCTGCCTCGTCCCAGTTATAGAGAGGTTCAGGAGCTTTGCGACAACATCCAGAGATGTTGCTATGATCCATATTCATCTTCACTTCGCCAATCTCATTTTGGTAGACGAGCATCATGTCCAGCATGTTCCGCAAATCTTCTTTACAGCGCGTATCATGGAACAGGATCCAACCACCCAGTTTGAGTCTCTGAAAGGCCGCAAGGGCAAAGGGGAATCGGTCCTCGGCAGTCCCGTCTACGAAAGTCAAGTCAAACAATTGGCCATCGCATCCAGGGAGGGATGGGGAATATTCCATCAGCCGATATTTGGTTGGGTTGCACCCAAGGTCTTCCAGGTTGGATCGGGTCCGGATGATCCATGCTGGATCTGGTTCCAGGGAATAGAGTTCAGTCCCGCATTGGGCAAATATCATGGTTGATCCACCCATACCAAACTCCAGCGTCTTCCCTGCCCACTTCCCATACTTTTCCAGGACGGCAGCATCGAATTTTGAGAGGAGCCCTAGATATTTCACGCCTGTTCCTCCTTAATGGCAGCACAGATTTCTTGGTAGAATTTTTCTCGCATATCCCACCATGTAACCATATGTTTCAGGATATACGGTTTACGTTTCAGTTTACAAGCCAATCTGGCAATCATCTTGGCAGATTGCAGACTATTATGGTCTATGAGATACCGAGCCAATAGGAAGTAAGATTCCAACCGCTCTGGGTCAGCATTGATTGCAGCCATATAGGCTTCCACCACCTGGTTGGTCGGTTCATGGCACATGGCAGCGCAAACCGCGAGCAGATGATTAGACATCCAAATATTTTCCAGAACATCATCCGGGCCAGCCATGCTCAAATATCTCTTGAAATAAATTGCTGCCTTATCATATATCCGGCAATCGATGTAGCAACACCCAACAAGAAACGTATAATAACGGTATTCGGAGGAGTCCTTGGGCCAATTTGGCATATCCGCAAGGATAGCCAGGGCATCATTAATCCCCTTGTTTGGGTCTTTGGACCGTGCCCCTTCGTGATGGATCAGGATTTTGATTTGCTCTGGGCGAAGAAGGCTCATGGTGCCCAGCCGATCCAAGACTTCGTGCCGGACCAATTTCCAGCGCACGGGTTGGTTCAGCCGCACAAGATGGGCTCGGAAGTTAACCATATCATTTTCAACATTCCCAATACCATAACAATCATCAACCAAGGCTTCCTTCAGAAATGGCATACCCAAAACCATCTCATCATCAGCATCCATCATCAGAAAGAAATCTTGATCGGTTAAGTCACAAAATCCGACTGGAGGGATAGCCTCGTTGCGATGGAGGGCAAAATCGTTCTTCCAGGGGCTTACGATAACCTCGCCAGGGATATCAGCCAAAACATGTTTGATTATTTCTACAGTTTTATCGGTAGATCCCGTATCAACGATGCGATAGCAGTCAATCAGCCATTTGCATGAGTTTAAACACCGCTCAATACAATGGGCTTCATCACGGACGATCATGCTGAGGCAGATTTTTGGCATACGTTATCCTTTTTCCTTAGGTTCAGACTTGCTAGGATATTCCCATCCAGGAATCATAGCCGCATATTCACTTATAGATTTGTATTCTTTGGGACCAATAACAATGACTTCTACTTCTGGATAATACTTATGCATTTTCTTAAGTTTTGATCTACTTGCACTGTCCATCCACCCTTTTACTTCATGGTAACAGATATTCCCGTCATTATTCCAAATTTTAAAATCAGGTAGATATGTTCTTTGCCCTTTAATTACATCTGGGAAAATGAATGTTTCACTTTCATAATCCCATTTAGCTATTTTATGGTTTTTTATTAGCATGTTCAAATACCTTGCATAATTAGCTTCCCAAGATGATCTGAAAAAATAATCCCCAATATCTTCCCTCTTTCCCCGTTTACATCTACTATATGCGTTTTCAAATTTCCCAATTCGTCCTGACCCATATCTATCTATTCTAGTTGCAACTGATTTCAACGCCTGGGCAGATCGTGCTGATTTTACCAATTTAGCATATCTGTTTTTTTGTCCAATTGTCATTGCCTGACGAGATTCTTCGGTATGGTGTTTCCCTGCCATCCCTCGTGGGTGAGGTTTATCAACCCACTGGTGAGCAAATCTAACCTTCATCTCTTCCTTCATGGTATTACCTACTTGGCGTTGCGAATTTGTGATCCCAAGTTCACGGGCTTTTCTACAAACATTGCTCTTTACCCTACCAAGAGATTCTGCTAATGCATCTAGTTCTACTTCTCCTCTGCCATCTCCATGTGATTCATACCATGAAAATAATTGATGGACTTCATCTGTCGTCCATGGGGCAACTTGTTTACGAAATTTCTTTTCATAGCAGCGATTCCTTACTGCTGCTTCTGTCCTCCCAATCAATTTTGCCAATTCAGCATAAGACATTGAATCATATTTTTCAGCGATGATCGCGTCTTCTTCTAGGGTCCACCGATTCATTTTTTCTCCAAAGGGTGTTGGGCCAAAAATGGGTAAGGCATTGTCTTCCACCTAATCCAAATCCCCTGTTTTGGATGATCAAATTTGTCAATTAATAATGATACGATTTGAGCATTATTATTATATAGTAATCCTCCGCCCAATGTCCTTTCCCCAAGATAAGTATATTTTAGTGGACCGAGTGCATCTACAACCGCACCACCAAGCATCATTAAATCCGGCTTAGATACATGATAGTTAGTCTTCTTTGCCTTGAAGAAGAACCGGATAGATACCGCTAGTGGTCCCTCTATTGGTTCTGGGATCGAATGGTGGTAGAATACAAAGTCTCGGATAAACGCTTCCGCATCCCTGGTCTTTTTGGGTGTAAACGCATGTCCATTGGCAAAGCGCGGCCTTCCCTTGGCAACAGGGGCAAACGGGATCCACATTTCCCCCTGTTGCTCTGGTTGGTCTTTGTGTAAGCAAGGGCGTCCCATCATCAGAACGGAAGAGGGTCATCTTCGATAAATGGGGACTTCGTTGGTCCAGTTGTGGTAACTCCTCCCGTATGATCTGATTTCTCCATCTTCCCAAAATCCTCCACTCGAATTTGGGTTTCTTTCATTATGGTCCCATCCTGTTTAGTAAATTCGTTATAGTGGATTTTCCCCCGAACCATCAATCGGGAGCCCTTCTTCGCCAGGACAGCCAATGCCTCGGCGGCTTTGTCCCAGGCTATGATATGATGCCATTCTGTGTTAGACTTCCATTCGCCAGTTGGTTTATCAAGCCACTTCACTGAAGTTGCCAGAGAGAACCTGATAATAGCTTTCCCATCTGTAGTTGATTTCAACTCGGCATCTTCCCCGCAATGCCCAATAAGAACAACCTCATTCCAATCTCTCATCCCAGTGTCTCCTATGGCGATTTGCCAATACCATGATACGGCGATCAGCGTCGAGTGCCATAAAAAATTTCTGCCAGAGGGTAGGTCTGGCAGAAGCGGCTTTTTAGTAGGGGTTGCTCCCCTCCTGGAGATGAATTCCTTCGGTTCATATTCATCATTCATCTTTTTGCATATGAACCGTTTCCCAATTACACCAGGGTTAGCACAACCCATATCGAACGCTCTTTTGGCCAGATGGTTGATGGTGGATGTCGTCCAAGGCCCGCGAGCCTCAGAACCCCTGGTGCAAAAGAAGGATATGGTATCCTTGGAATTATGCAATAGCCCCTTGACTGAGTTAGTGTAACGCATTACCGTTACATCATAGCCAAAGGAGGCACCATGCAGGGATTCACCAAACTGTTTTCTTCCATTGTCGATTCAACCATATGGAGAGAAAACCCATATACCAAGGTGGTGTGGATTACGATGCTGGCCAAAGCGGATAGGAATGGGGTAGTGACCTGTTCGCTCCCAGGATTGGCTGATGCCGCAAGGGTGACCATTGAACAATGCCAAACAGCCCTAGGTATATTCCTATCCCCAGATCCTTTCAGCAGGACAAAAGATTTTGAGGGGAGGAGAATCATGGAGGTGGATGGTGGCTGGATTCTCTTGAACTACATGAAGTTCAGAGCTATCCAAAATGAAGACGAAATCAGAATTGCTACAGCAGCAAGGGTTAGGAGACACAGGGAAAAATTTGCCCATACAAGTGATGTAACGGATGTAACGTTTTGTAACAAAGAGTACGGTGGTGTAACGCAAGTAACGCCAAGTAACGCTATAGCAGAAGCAGAAGCAGAAGCAGAAGCAGAAAAAAGATGTACCCCCTTACCCCCTTCCAGGGGGAAGAAGGCAAGAGCTGCTAGTTGGAACAAAACCTTCCCAAAGGATGTTGTTGAATCTACCAACACTATCCTTGATTTCTGGCCAGATCCCAAAAAGGATATCCAACCCAAAAAATGCCCGGCTGATCTCACACAACCTGTTCCAGAAAGCCATTCCAGGTTTTTAGCAGCACGGTTAGTAGAAATCCAACAAGAGGGTGGTGATCTATCTGTATGTGTGGCTATAGCTAAACAATATGTTGATAGTTACAGAAAAGGCAGGAATTGGATAAAGGCTGCGGAATATTTCTTTGGTAAGACGGAAGATGCAAAATGGAAGGCATACTACCAAGCAGAACTAACTAATAGGGAGGTTGATAATTATGAACCACAATCATAAAAAAGATGAAGATTGGCGGTATAAACAGAAGGAGTCCTTCGCTAACCCCCACCCAGAAATACAAATATCTATTAATGAGAAAATATTCACAAGGACATTCGGCAAGCGGTGCCCAATTTGCCATGACATCTTCTATACCTACCAAGTTGAAGGGGAAGAGAAGGAACCCTATCGGATTGACCCTGATATCATCTTGCAGGGACCAGCCGGGTTTTCCACAACGGAGATTGGGGCCAGGGAAACTTGTGGACACCCCCACTGTTGGGAAGCCGAAGAGGACTACCAATTCAGGCGTAGACTTCAATGGCGCAAAGAACATCTGGTTGGTAGTCCAGGTGCTCCTGCGCCAAAGAAAGACGGGGGAAAACTACGTGACTAGTTACTACACCTTCGGGGTAGTGTCCGGAACAGCCCACCGTTCCTTGCGCCAGGCAATCACGGCGTTAATGTCGTACATGTATTTCCGGCCTGCCCTTTCACACTTCGGTCCCTGCCCCTTGCGCCGCAGCCCAAGCATGATGGGATATGGCAGGCCAACAAGTTCGGCAGCTTCCTTGGTGTCGATCAGCGGACTGAAGGGCGATTCGATAGCCATTGGATCTCCTAGTGGGATTTGTCCCACAACCAGTTTACTTCTTGGTTGGATGATGTCAAGGAGAATTGTCTTGACTTGCCACCAGAAGATATCTATCTTTGCATTGGGGATGATCCCGATAAAGGAGATATCAATGATTGTAGCCAAACTCGATTGCAACCGGATGGTAGTCAGGGATGAAGCGGGGAAGCTATTCATTGCGGACCAGCGGGATCTATCCTGCATGGCTCCCATGGATGAGGATTCCCCACCCAAAGAAGATTCACCTGAACCAAATATTTTTTGGTTGCGGCCCGTTGGCCCCCGGAAAATGTGGTCAACCAAAGTCCAACTCCAACTACAGGAGGCATGATGCCAAACAACCCTGAAGATACACTTGTGTCTTTCCGTGAAATGCTGGAACAGAATAACCCGCCTGACGGTCACTGGATGGTGAAACCTACCCACAATGGGTTTGTGTTCCTGGACAGCAAGCGTTGGTTGGAGGGCCTTGGGTTCAGTGGAATCGCCATGGAAATCAAACACAAGATGTCCAGCCGAGCCCCTACCCAGGAAGAGCTGGTGCCCTTGTTCCAGAAATTTCTGGACTGGCTCGCCCTTAACCTCCCTCAGACCAAGGTTTGGAAAATTGAATTTGTAGGCTGCCCTCCAGTCCCTTGCGATCGAGAAGTATTTGTATGAAACTAATATATTTACTGTTTGGGATTATTTTGGTTGCAGGGGTTGATTGTGTAGCTTATGGTCTTATCTTGTGGAGAGACAGAAAGAGAGACAAGCAATGACCATCAAGACCTATCTGATATCGATCGTTGTTGCGCTTGGGCTTGGCTTTGGTATCGGTATTTTTATCAAGGGACATCACGAGGCAGCCAAAACGGCTGTTGCCGTCCAGCAGATCAAGCAACTTGGAGGCCAGGTAGCCCAAGAAATGGCCACTCGGAAGCAACAAGAGCAGATTGCACAGAATGCCCAAGCCCAGGCTGATGCATCTGATACCAAAGCTCAGAAACTTGCAGCGAAATATGCTGCACGGCCAAAACCAACACCACTAGCACCAACTCCCAACCAGGATCCGGTTTTCAATACTGTTACCATCCCAAACGACCAGACAGATTTGATTGCTGCCCTCCAAAAGGATGTTGCCGACCAAAAAACGCTTGTATTGGGTCTTCGATCACAGTTAGCTACCGATAAGACCATTATCGATAACCAAGCCAAAGAAATTGTGCTTGGCAAGATTGCTCTTGATGCACAGATTGCTGCGAACCGGGCTAGCGAGATCAAGGGCGGCATCATTGGTGGTGGAGCAGTTGGTGTCGTTGCCGTACTCGTCCATGTCATCACCCACATCTGAGGAGGGTCAATGCCTACGTCTGAAAATCTCATCTTTGCCCTGGTTGGCTTTGTGGTCGGAGGAGGGCTGGCTCTGTGGGCCGGGACTTACCTGGGCCGTCTGTGGGCCAAACTGGAAGCCTACGTGGCCAAGGAGAAGAATGCCATGGAAGCCGATGCCGCCCATGTGGCAGCTCTGTTCCGGGAAGTGAAAACCCTCTACCAGGAATTCGATGCCAAGGCCAAAGCGGACGCAGCCACGGTAAAGGCTGACGTTACTAAGGTTGTGGAAACCGTCGAGAAGCTGTAGAAATATTTTTCTGAAACTCTTGACTTCGACCCTAAAGAACCGATACTAATCCCGTAGCAGATCATTCACATCAGGAAGTCAGGACCGGGTTACTTCGCATGGTAAGCGAGAGGTCGTTGGTTCGAGTCCAACCCGTGTTTCGGCATGGTAGCTCAGGTGGTTAGAGCGCTTATTACCTAATCCAATATTCTCCTGATGCCAGTTCTTTCACAATCTCCCGGTAGCTAAGTGGTTGGTTACTTCAGTCGTTGAAACGCACCAACTGCTGTAATTCTCCGGGTCAAGAATGTCACAGGGCAGCCACGCATGGCGGTTCATCGTAGCTCAGTGGTAGAGCATTAGTCTGATAAACTAACTGTAGCTGGTTCAAATCCAGTCGATAGGCCCGAAAGGGCGACCCGCCCGCAATTTTCTCCCTGTGTCTGTTCTCGGCCCCTAACAAGGGGCCTTTTTTGTTGGAGGTAGACATGTCTCGTTTCAATGTCCCCAAGGTGTCCGTGTTGGTTGTCCCAACCGCTGCCAACACGGCAGGCGGGAAAGCCTTCCGGATGACACACAAGATGGAGTATGCTACCGCCCTGCTCACGGCGATGTGTGGGGATACTTATTACAAGACAGGGAGCGAATACGTTGAACGTATCGCGGAGTTGACCAGGACCATCGATGACCCCATCTTCGCGGCTAAGGCTGCGCTTTATACTCGATATGAAGGGGATCTCCGGACCGTGAGTCATGTGGTCGCCGGGGAACTGGCCAACCGAGTCAAGGGAGAGAAGTGGACTCGCCGGTTCTTCAATAAGATCGCATTCCGGGTGGATGATGTCACCGAGATCCTGTCCTATTTCGTGACGAAGTATGGCCGGAAGAAAATCCCCAACGCCTTGCGGGATGGGTTGGGTGCGGCCCTGACCAAGTTCGATGCCTACCAGTTGGCCAAATACAAGGCCGCAGGCAAGGATATGAACCTGTGGGATGCAGTCAACCTGTGCCACCCCAAGGCCACTGAAGCCCTATCGGCACTCATGAAGGGCACTCTGGCTGCGGCAGAAACCTGGGAAACCAAGGTTTCCGGGGCAGGCAAGGCAGAGGGGAACAAGGACGAGGCCAAAAAGGAAGCCTGGACGGAACTTCTGGACAAAAAGAAACTCGGATACTTCGCCATTCTTCGGAATCTGCGGAACATTGCCAAGGATGCTCCGGAGGCCATGGGGCGGGCTCTTGCCTCCCTGGTGGACGAGAAGCAGGTTGCCCGGTCCAAGGTGCTGCCGTTCCAGTTCCAGACCGCCATGGACGCGCTGAAGGGCCTAGTGCAGGCTCCCGTGATGCACACGCTGAATGCAGCCATGGAGTTGTCCATGCGGAATGTCCCCAGGTTCTCTGGGAAGACCCTAATTGCCCTGGATTGTTCCGGATCCATGGACGGCAAGCCCATCCAGATTGGGGCGCTGATGGCAGCGGTGCTGTTCAAGTCCCAGGACGATGCGGATGTGGTCCAGTTCAGTAGCCATGCCCAGAAAATCACGGGCCTGAATCCGGGGGATACCCTGGACTCCATCAGCAAGACCATACTGCGGCAGAGGGTCAATGGAGGCACTAATTTCCATTCCATTTTCCAAGCCATTGGTTCCACCCGATACGACCGGATCATCATCTTGTCGGATATGCAGGCATGGCAGGGGTCTGGCTGGATTGCCACTGATTGTGTGAATGATACATTCAACAACTACTGCAAGGCTATTGGGACAAAGTCTTATCTGTATTCATTCAACCTGAACTCAGTGGATGGGACCATGCAATTCCCGGAATCCAAGGTGTTCTGCCTCGCAGGGTTCAGTGATGCCATCTTGGGGGTGATGGGCAAACTGGAACAAGACCCCCAGGCGTTGATCAACGAAATTGATGCGATTGAGGTGTAACATGGCTGTAAAACCACCCAAACTGTTTGTGCGTGAGTTTCTGAACATTCCTCCACACTACTCTCTTGCAGCAGCTTTCGCTAGGATTGATCGCAATGGTTACCCAGAATTAAAACTGAGCGATTGTGGCCATATTGTATCTTTTGATTTGTATGGTGATAGTGGGGACGCATGTGACGAAGATGGGCAGCGAGAATACGATAATACCTTCCACAAGTTGGATACCATCATTAGCACAGTCCAAAGTCTCAGAAACGAGTTGGCCAAGCAGGCTCGGAAGCAAGGATGGCAAGATCCCAAAAGAGTTAAGAAATGAGTGGCTATCCAGTAGGGGAAGGGCCTGTCCCAAGCAAGAAGGGGAGTGGTCGAAAGTCCAAATACCCTTTTGATAGGCTTGATCCGGGCATGTATTTCCTGGTGGAATGTGCCAAGGAGGAGTCCAAGAAGGTGGTTGGCCGGTTGACGGCATCAGCTCATTCGTGGTGCCGTCGCCGGGGGATGTTGAACCAATTCGTTTGTCGGACCTTGCCCGAAGGGGTGGGAGTCTTTAGAATTGGGAATATTAGACTTCCCTTGGAGGAACCCCATGGCGACCATCTTGATAGACAATAAGTCTTATCAGGTTCCCAACGAAGTGGCAGAGATGATGCATGAACTCAGGG